CGACCCTCCTCCCGCTGCCCCTCACGAAAGGGCGACTTCCCCGACCGCAGCATCCGTGCTGGCGGAATGGTCGCGGGTTCCTTCTCCAAGAAAGCGTGAGTCTTCGCGGCAAAGAAGTACGTCCCCTGATCGACGCTGAGGCGCACGAGCGCCTGTCGATCATGGCCGAGCACCGCGACATGCAGATCAACGAGTTCGCTGCGCGGCTGCTCGAAAAGGCTGTTGCTGGCGAATGGCATGAGGTCAGGATATTGCTGGCACGTTCCGAGCGCCTCGGAAAGCGGTGGAAGGCCGTCGAAGGCCAAGGAAAACTGTTCGGAACGGACGGTCTTTCGTGATTCCGGCCAAGAAACCGCAAGAGCGGTCGCCATACGTCGAGTACGAGCTGCTCAAGGCTCAGTGGATAGCCAACAACCCGCACGCAACACCGCAGGAATACCAACAAGCGATGCAGCGTATCGCCCAACAATGCGGGGTCTAGGTGTCCAGTGCTTACTTCACCAAACTGTTTTCTACCATTACCCAATCAACAGTTTGGTGTGAGCCGCACACAACTCGAATCGTCTGGATAACCATGCTCGCAATGGCTGACCGTAAGGGCAGGGTGTGGGCTTCTATCCCTGGGCTTGCCAACACAGCAAGAGTGACCATCGAAGAGTGCGAACAAGCCCTCGCCAGGTTCATGTCCCCCGACAAATACAGCCGCACGCCCAGCAATGACGGTAGAAGGATAGAGCCGATAGATGGCGGTTGGCAGCTTCTGAACTACGCCAAGTACAGGGAGATGAGGGATGCCGACGAAAGGGCTTCCCAGAACAGGGAGGCTCAGGAAAGGTTCAGAAATAAGCAAAACCGCTTACATAAGCCAGAAATAAGCCAAGGTAAGCCGCAGTCAGCCCAAGAAGAAGTAGAAGAAGAATCTAAACCCTCTTGCGCTTTCAGCGCGTTTTGGAATGCCTATCCGCGCAAGAAATCTAGGGGGCAGGCAGAGAAGGCATGGAAACGCCTTTCCCCTGATGGCGCTTTGATGGCCTTGATCTTGGATGCGGTGGAGCGTGCTAAGACTTCCGTGGATTGGCGTCGTGATGGCGGGAAGTTCATTCCATACCCGGCCACATGGCTTAACGCCCGAGGGTGGGAGGACGAGCTCCAGCCAACGATTAAGGAGGAGTTTCACCTGTGAGCGACGACTCCATCACTGGAAACGTGAGCCTGATTACCGAGGCACATGTTGTGCCGGCCTCGACGCGCGCCTTTGTTCGACCTCTCAATAGGCTCTGGGAGAAGGGGCTGCCGCCAGGATTCAAGACGGGTTGGGTATCGGTGGACAGGCACTACACAGTAGCGCCTGGTCAACTGACGATTCTTACCGGCTGGCCGGGATCCGGCAAGTCTGAATGGCTTGATGCTCTTCTCATCAATCTTGCAAGGCAGGGTTGGAGAACGGCGCTTTTCTCCCCAGAGAACTATCCGAGCGAGATTCATGTTGCCAAGATGCTTGAGAAGTTGGTTGGCAAGCCGTTCGGCCACGGCCCCACGGAGCGCATGACCGAGGACGAGATGCGTGAGGCGGTTGATGAGATTGATGATTGGTTTGGTTTTCTTGTCCCGTCGAACGACACAAACCAAACGAACTTTTCGATTGATCAGATTCTCGGCGGTGCTGAAGCATATTTCCGTCTCAATGGGTTGTGGCACGGCAAAGAGCATCCGCTTGGTCTGGTTATTGATCCGTGGAATGAGCTTGAGCATCTTAGGCCAAAGCACATGAGCGAGACGGAGTACGTCTCGGCGACGCTATCTCATGTTCGGGCGTGGGCGAGGATGCACAGGGTTCATGTCTGGATAGTCGCGCATCCACAGAAGCTGCAGAGGGATAAGGACGGAAAGCTTCCCGTACCTAGGCCCGATTCGATCTCTGGGTCGATTCATTGGTGGAACAAAGCAGACAACGCAATCACGATCTGGCGCTCGCTTGATGATGGGCTGTCACAGGACGTTGCGGTGTACGTCTGGAAGGTGCGCTTCAAGCACATCGGACGCCCTGGCGAAGTACATCTCGACTACGACCGAGTTTGCGGGCGATACCACGAACAACCCGGCAAGGGGTTAAGGCTGGTGACGGATGGGAAATCAAAATCCTCGGAAGTTGACTTCTAGCAACCATGAGCGCGCTCCTGAATGTGCCCGTTTTGTCTCAGCGATGCGTAAGGCATTCGGAGCGGATCAGGTAAAGGTTTTGTGGGTGAAGGAGGGAAGTTTTGAACTGGGCAGGCCGTATGAATCAGAAGCAGAGGGCCGCGCATATAAGGCTGAAGCAGAAGTATCCGATTAGGACTCATTGGACAGACTTTGAGCAAGAGCTTTCACATCGAGGACGACTTGCAAAGGCAGAGGCTCATGCAGTTTCTAGCCAAACGCGAGTTGCCGTTTCAGGTGGAGGTTGGCGAGATACGAGAGCAGAGGACGCTACCTCAGAACGCAAGGCTGTGGGCGCTACACCAGCTCGCCGCGAAGGAAACGGGTTACGCGCCAGACGAGCTACACGAGCTAATGCTTTGCAAGTTCTTCGGGACTAAAGAGGTGGAACTTGGTGGCATCCGGCGCACCGTTCCTCTCAAACGCTCCAGCACGAGGGACAAGGCCGAGTTCAGGGAGTTCCTCGATAGCGTCGAAAACTTCTATGCGTCCGAATTGGGCGTATGGCTTGGACAGGAGGAAGCGGCATGAGCAAAGACCAGCATTGCCCATTGTGCAAAGTCCGTTTTCTAGAAGCTTTGTGGTGTCCCCTAGCCGGTAATCACAAATGCCCTGTTACCGAGCAGAGCCAGCCTACGGCAGAGCAGCGCAAACAGCTTGGCATGGACAAAGATGAGCGCCGGCAATAGAGGCCGCATGAGTTGCGATGACGAAGAAGACTACATTGAGTGGGCAGATATTGGGAGGACGTTTGTTGTTGGCGCGGCGTTCGGTGCTGGCGTGTGGATATTGGCTTGGGCGTTGGTCTGGTGGATGGCGTGAGACACGCAGCGAGAACTGACGATTGCCAGAAAGCCGTTGTGGAGGCTCTGAGAGGCGCTGGGGTGGCGGTGTACGTCCTGGGGCTCCCGCTAGACCTTTTGTGCGCTGTACGGGCTCAGAACGGCTCCTGGAGGCAGGTATTGCTTGAGTGCAAGGACGATGACGGGCGATTCACAAAGACGCAGGCCGAGTTCATGAGCGGATGGCCCGGTGAATACCACGTTGTACGCTCGCCGGCGGAAGCGTTGAAGGCTTGTTTTGGTGAGGCGATGCGATGAGCGAAGAGACCAGATTCATCATTCTGGTGGCAATTGTCTTTGTGTTTTTGCTGATGTTGGAAATCACTAAAGGAGCGTAGATGAAACGACCAGACCTCACCCCCGAGCAGATTGAGGAAGTAAAGCAAGACCTCGCCGCCAATAAAAAGCGAGGGCAGATCTGCAAAGAGCGCGGATATACCTACCAGCAGTTACAAAAAGCCATCGGCTTCTCGCACAAAAAGGGGCCGAGGAAGCCAGCTACACCAGAGGCAACGCCACCAGAGGGCGGATGGCCGCAGCCTGTTGAGCCGGAGCCGGTGAATTGAACGTCGCCGTCCTCCCCCAGATCCTCGATGACGACCGCATGGGCGAGTTATTGTCGCTGTGGGCTAGGTGGATGAGGTCGAGCCAGCCCCTAAGGGAATTGTGGTATCCAGACCAGGCCACAGGCTGCGTAGGAGGGGGGAACTCGCATGACTTCGAGACCATGCTTGAGGATATGGACTTGCGCCATGCTGAGGCTGTGAACGCTGCTATCGAGGGGCTGAGTCCTGCCGAGCAGTGCGCTGTCTACCACGTTCATTTAGCCGCGGTGTTCCGTGGTAGGGCACCGATGGAAGGCACATATGAAGAGGCGCGGTATCAGCTAAGGGTAGTGCTGCCGAGCCGAGGGATTTACTAAATTCCGCCAGATGTCATGTTGTTCTATTGGATGCTATTGGATGTTATTGACCTCGGGCGAATGCTAGGAAAGACTAGCGCAATCAAAGGTTTATCGTTGACTTCGTGGACTAAAAGGCGTAGCGTTCTTGTATCAAAACACTCAGGAGTACCACATGACTTTCGACGGAAACGCAGCGCTTCAAGAAGCACTCCAAGAACATGGTTCTGAACGCGTCATTACCTTGCGCGAGCGGGTGAGAAATGTTCTGGAGTCGATGAATTGGGATGCTGATGGCTCAGTTCATTTAATTGTTAGGCTGGTGCGCGATGATGAAGCGATGTTGTCTGAGATTGTAGCTTTCTATATCTCAAGCATGGCACGAGAGGCGCGCCACGCAGAGCGCGGGCAGATGCGTATTGCGGCAAGCAATCCAACCCCCATCGACAAAACGCAGCGCGGACATCGTGTGATGGCGCTGGCAAGAGGAAACGCGCTGATGCTGCTTGATTGGAGACTGCCTGACGGCACGAGGATGCGCGATGCTACGAAGCCGCAGCTTCGCAAAGCTGCCGAACTTCAATACAAGCAGGGCACCACTATGGTCAATGACTCCAAGTGGTATGCGCGCGTTGCCGACAATCTCAAGGATGACAAGACGAAAGTAGGCAGCGTCTTGAAAGAGGACATGCTTCGCAAGCTGAAAGAAGAGGCCAGCCGTGCGAAGCGATAAAGGTTTCGCTGGAAACAGCGACGGGAGCGCCATTAATTTCCCGATACCCATCTCGCGCGTGCGCTCCCGCAATTCTTCCCGTAAAGGGACTTCGCAGGCCACGACGTTAGTGTCACCCTTGGAGATGTTGCCTGCGAAGAAGTCTTCCCGCCGCAAGGCGGGTGCGGAGACCATACGGGAGCCGTCACCCATAGTCCTCGTGTCTCCGCAATCTACTGCGCCTGCAAAGGCGGGCCGCACCAGTCAATCTCTGCCACCCATTAAGACTATGCGCGGCCAATCTATCGAAAGCGGTGGGGGTGTCCATTTGACGACTGACAGCCACCTTGCTGTTGACATCTCCACCGCAATCGATGAAATCCGCGAGCAATGGAAGCGCCGCCAGATGTGGCATCGCGCTGAGAAGTCGCTGACCCTGCAAGCCAAAGCAATGTGCCGCAGGCTTCTAGCTGGGGATAAGAAAGAGGCCGAAGTCCTCTACAAATCCGCGCTGAATGGCGGTAAGCACGAAATGGCGGCTACAGCCTATCTAGCCATGCACCCATTGCTTGAGGCCAGGAAAGGCATTGAGACAGCGAGATTGCAAGTAGAAAAGCGATTGCTTGAGCTTGCCAAGCAAATGCCTGTTGCAGCGTGGATCGAGGGTGTTCGCGGTGTAGGCATTCTGTCCCTTGCTGGCATTGTTGGTGAAGCTGGAGACATTGGCGCATATGGCAATCCTGCAAAGCTCTGGAAGCGCATGGGCCTTGCTGTTATCGGCAATGAGCGCCAGCGCAAGAAAGAGGGCGCTGCTGGTATTGAGCACGGCTACAACCCCGTCAGGCGCTCCCTGATGTGGACTATTGGCGATTGCATCATCAAAGCCGGCGGGCCACTGAAAGACCTATATAACGAGCGCAAGGCTTATGAGATGCCGCGTGTTAAGACGAAGATGCACGCGCACAATCGAGCCAAGCGCTACATCGAAAAACGCCTGCTTAGAGACCTCTGGCGGGCGTGGAGGGATGCCACCCTAACCATGACTCCCAGTGTTGCTTTGCGTCCCTCCGATCTTGTTCCCCTAGAGGACAACCAATGATTGCTGGCGAACACTCCAACTTGTCGGGATTGGTAGCAAGCCCGTTTGAACACGACTCCAACATGGGGCGCATTGTCACAACCCTTACAGCCCTGAATGCGACTTGTGCCAACATATTGTTGGCGCTTGATAGGTTGCAGACCAGAGTAAATGAGTTGGAGAGAAAGACTCATGATTGATCCAGTAACAGGAGTGGCAATAGTTATTACTGCTCTCTGTGCCGTCCTCATTACCTGCGGGGTTTTGGAGGCTGTGTCGTTGTTAAGGGATATAAAAAAGAAGCTATTTGCTTCCACGAAAAAGTAGTTGACAACCTCAACGATCTATGTTCTGATCATCGCCGGGCCATTGCGCCCAGAGTAAACGTAGCCCGCCAAGTGCGGGCTTTTTTACGTCCATGCCCCGGCCCTGAAATGGGCTTACAACCGCCATGACTAGCAGAGGCCGCTTTCCAGCGTGCCGGGGCTTCCTTACAAAGCGAGGTAAATGGAAATCGTCTGCTGGAAGTGCGGTCACATCTCGCTAAAGAGCTACTGTCCCAAGTGCGGGAGCAGATTACACCTTTCGGCTGAGAAGACCGGGAATCGGCCCAGCCATTCTAGAACTAGCTATTTGGCATTATTCGCAAAGATTGGCGAGTTGTACGGATGAGCGAAGTAATCAACAAACACTCACGCCTGCCGAGGAAGAAACCCACAATCGTTACCAGGAAGCCCAAAGAGGCGCTTACCCGTCTTCCTGATGGCGGGTATGGGAAGCTGGCCGGAGTAGATCCCAAGACAATCCTGGTCCGCTATCTCTCAGACCAGTCCACCGCAGAGATTGCTAAAGACTACGGATGCACAAGGCAATGTCTTGGTCAATTCCTCCTCAAGCACGCAGAAGAGGACTGGAAAGAAGCCCAGGTAGCAAGAGCAATCGCCCGCAAAGAAAAGGCCGAGGACGATCTGGAAGTGGCAAACGACCCACTATCCCTAGCCTCCGCCAGAGAACGCCTAAAGGCAGCTCAGTGGGATCTGGAGCGCGTTTGTAGGCGCATCTACGGCCAAGACCAGCCCATGATCAACATCAACGTGGGCGACCTCGGAGACCGCCTGAGAAGGGCCAGGGAGCGCGTAATCGAGCACCCGACACAAGAGGCCGCGTGATCTACGCAATAAGAGCCATAGGCACAGAGTTTGTGAAGTTCGGATACGGCAACGAGGTAACAACCATTCAAGGCATGACCAAAGCTCACCTGATGATCGAACAGCGTAGACGCAAAGCACGAGAAGACATCAGCGTTCTGAGTAGAAAACCAGGTGGATGGAGGCAGAAGGAGGGTGCCGAGCCATTCCCTCGCGCGCGCAGGAGACCTCAGCGACCGGGATATCCGACTAGCCGTGTCGGAATGGTGGGCCGATGTGCAGTGCAGCAACGCTTCCATAAGACACCTGACACCTTAGCTGCGCGCATCTAAGTACATGACTGCTAAGAGTTGGTGCAATGCGTCATGCATTTAACAGAATGGGCAATGATGAACAATGCGCGAGGGACCCAATGGATTTGAGGCCAGGAGCTGCGGCTGATCGGATCGCGGGGCCCCATTCGAGCGGGGGAGGAACGGGACAGCCATCTCACCCGAGGCATGTGTCCGGTGGGTATCTTTTCTAAAAAATATTGTGAGCGCGGTAATTAAGTCGAATCCTGAGATTGAGCTTCAGGAGGCGTGTGTTCGTTTTATGGACGATCCTGATGGATTTGTCCGGTGGGCGTTTGATTGGGGTGTAGGGGAGTTGAATTATTCGGATGGGCCGGATGTATGGCAGTCGGATGTCCTGAATGAGATTGGCGGTTACTGCAAGAGGGTTGCTCGTGGTGAGAATCCTGGGCCTTTGCAGTTAGCGGTAGCGAGTGGGCACGGTATTGGTAAGTCGGCGTTGGTGGCGTGGATTATCCAGTGGTTTATGAGTTGTCGTGACAATCCGCAGATTATTGTTACTGCGAACACTGAGAGCCAGTTAACGACGAAGACCTGGAGGACGTTGGCCCGGTGGCACAAGATGATTGTGAACCGGGACTGGTTTGAGTGGACGGCGACGAAGTATGCGTTCAAGGCGCATCCTGAGGCTTGGTATGCGAGTGCTGTTCCTTGGTCGGAGAACAATCCCGAGGCTTTTGCTGGTACGCATGACAGGAATGTGTTGGTGATTTTTGATGAGGCGTCGAACGTACACGATGTGATTTGGGGGAAGGTGGACGGAGCGATGTCCACGCCTGGGGCGATGTGGATTTGCTTTGGGAACCCGACCAGGAACGCCGGTAGGTTTTACGATTGTTTCCACAAGTACAAGAAGTGGTGGGTTACGCGGCAGATCGATTCCAGGACCGCGAAACATGCTGACAAGCAGTGGGTCGAGAGGTTTCTGGAGCAGTTCAAGGACGACCCTGACAAGATCAAGGTACAGATCCTTGGGCAGTTTCCTTCTGCTTCCACGAGGCAGTTTATCCCCACGGATTCGGTTGAGAAGTGCATGAGCCATGAGGCTCAGGGCTGGGAGCTGATGCCGAAGGTGATGGGGGTAGACATTGCGCGGTTTGGTGATAACTCGTCTGCGATTTGCGTGAGGCAGGGGAGGAAGGTTTACCCGATTGAGATTCTTCCCAAGATGGATCTGATGGCTACCGCGAACATGGTGGCCGAGGCCATAAAGAGGGAAAGGCCCATACAGACTTTTGTTGACGGCTCAGGTATTGGAGCTGGTGTGGTGGACAGGCTTAGGCAGTTGAATTTCTCGGTGGTTGATGTGAATGGTGGCAATCAGAGCATTAACCCCAGCTATCTGAACAAGCGTGCCGAGATGTGGGCAGAGATGAAGGAGGCGATTATCGGTTTGATTGAATTGCCGGATGACTCGAACCTGAAGCGAGAGCTAACGGCGGTTCAGTACGGGGTTACGGACAAGGGTAGGATCAAGCTCCAGAGGAAGGAAGACATCATGGAGGACTACGGTTTCAGTCCTGACCGTGCTGATGCTTTGGCGATGACCTATGCCTATCCGGTTGCGGATTTTTCTGACACAGGGATGGAGTTAGATCCTCCCGTTTACCAGGACTGAAGATGAAATACACAAAAGCTCCGGGCAACACAGGCTATCTAGGGCATTTCAGGGATTGCCTGAAGGAAGGCCACAACACAAGCTGGAAGTCGAAGATTAATCCTTCGCTTCCTTCTCCCAAGCCTGATAAGCGTCCTCCTCCTATGGGTGGTGTGCGTGGCTAATCCAGAGAACAAGGTCAACTTCCGCGAGATCAACGTAAGCGCGGAAGTGAAGAAGATTTGGGGGCCGAAGTTCAACGCCCCAGAGGTTGAGTATGAATTCTCTAACGGGCGAAAGTTTGAGCGCAAAACAGAGCACGCAGCCGTCTACTCTACGTCGCCGGACTTTTCCTAAGGCTCCTCAAGTCGCTGTGACGATGGAAGACACGCTGGAGGAGTACCTGTCCGACTGGCGCTGGGTTCCTGTAGATGCTTATGGGAAAGACGAGAAGGCGATGAACATGGAGCGGGGTATGCTGGTTGAAAAGGGCAGGGTGATTCTCAGGGTGTTCTGCCCTTGATCCATACAGAACTGCCGAATGGTTGCTGGTTCGGCGGGGATACGAAAAGCCTAGCAGAAGCCTCGCACCAGATCCTTCATATCCTGATGACTGTCTATCCGGGTCATCACTTGGATGTATACGGATTCAAGAGTGAAGACAAGCACGGTGTAAAGCACAGCGTCTTCAGGATTCTGCACCTCGATTTCGAGCAAAGAGGTAGTTGCTGGGGGATGGTGCTCAAAGGAAATCAGTTCTTCTCTGCTTCCCACATGCAGTTGGAGGTAACGCGGAAGTTCGGGGAATGGCTGGAGAGGGCTTATTTAGCCAGGGGCAAGGCTACGGGAGATGAAATCAAGAAAGTAGACGGGGTGCCTGAGAAGAATCACGCGAACAGGCAGAAAAAGGACATCGACATCCAGAAGCTTATAGATGTCGGCATGCAGGCCGCACAGGAGAATCCAAACTTGCTCGAAGAAGTCAAAAAACAAGAAAGAACGCAGCCTTGGCGATCAACTGGTTAAAACGCACTCAAGAAGCGTTTGACAATTCGACCGAGTATGTAGACCAGAACTGCCGTGCCGATTGGGATTATTCGCTAAGAGCCTTTAGGAACGAGCACGCCGCTGGGTCGAAGTATCTCTCCGAGGAATACAAGGCCCGCAGTCGTCTATTCAGGCCCAAGACCCGCGCAGTAATCAGGAAGAACGAGGCTGCTGGGGCCGTAGCTTTGTTTTCCAACATGGAGATCGTAGACCTCCAGCCCGCGAATCCTGACGATCCCATGTCAGTGGCGGCCCGAGATGCGATGAAGGCTTTGCTGGAATACAGACTTACCAGAACCATCCCTACCTTCCAGATTGCTATGGGCGGGATTCAGGACGCCCAGACTCAAGGGCTGGTAGTTTCCTACCAATACTGGAGGTACGAGACACGTAGCGGGAAGAAAGTGAAGGACGAGCCGTGTATCGAGCTGCGTCCCTTGGAAAACATCAGGATTGACGGCGGGGCGGATTGGGTAGACCCGGTAAATACCTCTCCGTACCTCTTTGACATCATTCCCATGTACGTCTGCGACGTGCGGGCGATGATGAATAGCAAAGACACCAAGACGGGTCAGCCCAAGTGGAAGAAGCTTGACGATGCCAAGATCGCCCAAGCCCTTCCAGATGAAATTGATGCTACCAGAAGGGCGAGGACTGGTAAGGGCACTGAACAGCATAGAGAGAAGAAGACCGTATCGGACTTTGACACGGTTTGGGTCATGCGTTGCTTCATGCGTGACGACCAAGGGGTTGACTACACCTACTTTTCTCTCGGGACCGAGCATCTTCTGACAGACCCCAAGCCTGTGGAGGAGGTCTATTTCCACGGCAAGCGCCCCTATGTGATTGGGTGCTCTGTTCTTGAGACTCACCGTGTCTTCAAGTCCTCCATGCCGATGCTGGTCAAGCCCTTGCAGATGGAGGCGAACGACGTACAGAACCAAAGGCTCGATAACGTCAAGTTCGTCCTGAATAAGAGATGGCTTGTTGCAAGAGGAAGGCAGGTTGACGTTAACAGTCTCGTGAGAAACGTCCCAGGCGGGGTTACGTTGACCACTGATCCCAAGACGGACGTCATAGAGTCGAACTGGCCCGATGTAACGTCTTCTGCCTATGTCGAGCAGGACAGGATCTCTGCGGATATTGACGATATTGCTGGCAACTTTTCCCCGAGCACCAAAGTAGCCAATAACGCCATGAACGACACGCTGGGCGGGTCGAAGATGGCCGCGATGGGGGCCGGGTTGATGACGGACTATTTGCTTAGGACCGTTATCGAAACTTGGTGGGAGCCTGTTCTACGGCAGTTGATGCTTCTTGAGCAGTATTACGAGACAGATGAGGTTGTGCTCAAGGTGGCGGCGCAGAAAGCCCAACTGCTTAAGAACTACAACCTCTACGCCGTTGGGGAAGACCTGCTTTCCAAGGAAGTCCTGCTGAACGTAAACGTGGGGATGGGGGCGTCCAACCCACAACAGAGGATGCAGAACTTCCTTTTTGCTACTCAGGCTGCTATTGGGCTGATGAACACAGCCCCCCCCGGCGTGAATGTTCAGGAGATGGTGAAGGAGGTTTATTCAAACGCTGGATACAGGGACGGGTCCAGGTTCATGCAGATGCAGCAAGACCCGAGGCTTGTTAAGGCACTCCAGACCATCCAAAGCCTCACGCAAGCGGTTCAGGGCAAGAGAATGGAGCTTGCTGCGGGCATGCAGCAGACTCAACTCAAGACCCAATCTGCCGAGCGCATCAAGGCAGCCGAGCTTCAGGTAGACGACAAGAGAATTTCCGGTGACCTGGCCCTGCGTGCCGCAGAAAACGAGTTGGAGCGGGCTAAGGTGATGCTTGAGCGATTCGCCATGCAGATGGAGCAGAACGGTTTGGCCCAAGAGCAACAGGGGCAGCTCATGCAGCTCATCTCCGACTTGGAGCAATCAAGACTCAAGCTTGAGGAGCAGAAGCTAAAGAACCAAGGGGCTGCTATCAAGCTGCTTACTGAGCAGAAGAAGCTAGAGGCACCGCAAACGGTCCAGTGAGCACAGAACTAGAGGCCGAAGCCCTATTGGGGGATGACGCCAAGCGGTTTCTTGAGGGCGACCTTGGCAGAGTTCTAAAGGGCATTGCCGAGCAGGAAGTCAAGAAGGCCATTCTTGAGTTCGAGGAAGTAGATCTCACAGACGAGAAGAAGGTTCGTGATCTCCAGAACCGCATCTGGAGGGCGAGCCGCTTTACCGGCTGGCTTGAAGAGCTGGTTGAGCGTGGAGAAGAAGCACTAAGGGCGATTCAACAACAAAAACAACAGGAGTAATCAATGGCAAGACCTCGACGCCAACACCAGGCGGAGGATGCAGCGAAAGCCGCGTCTGAAGCCGCAAAAGTCCTTCAGCAGCGCGGCCAAGAAGTGAAGAAAGAGTCGCCAGAAGTCGTCCCTGAGGCTCTAAGGAGCACAGAGCCCCCGGAGAACTGGGAGCCGCCCAAGAGGAACGACACTCGCTCCAGGATCATGGAAGAGATTGTGGAGAGCCGTAAGGGGGCGCAACAGGAAGAGCCTCCTGCAGAGGTAGAGGTTAAGCCGGAACCGGAGCCTGAGCCCGTAAAGGCAGAAACTCAGCCTGAACCTCGTGTAGAGCCGCAGGGGCTCGCCAAACCGGCCATGACAAGGGTCAAGGTTGATGGGGAGGAATACGACGCCCCAACGGAAGAGGTTGAGGCTTATGGTGGTGTACGGGCTTACCAGACACAGAAAGCTGCCGAGAATCGTCTGAAGAAGCAAAACGAGGTTCTTGCAGAGATTCGCAAGATGCAGTCCGATCTTGCAGAACAGCTAAAGCTTACACAGAAGCCGAAAGAGCCTGAGTTCAACCTGCGTCAGATGATTGTTGACAAGGTTGACCAGCTCAGATTCGGGACGCAAGACGAAGCAGCCGCGACTCTTGAGGAGATCATTCAAAAGGCGCTTCAGGCTGCCCACAAGCCGGTAGACCAAAATCAGATCATCGAGCAGGCAACCGGCAGGTTTTGGCACGATCAAGCTGTCAAGCAATTTGACTCTGAGTTTCAGGACATTGTGACGAATCCTGATCTCCTGCAGCTTGTCGTCTTCAAGAGGAACAACAAGCTCGCCCAATCGAGGGGCGCGCCACAGGATTGGAATCAGTTTTACCGGGCCATCGGCAACGAGGTTCGGGCGCTTGTTGGTAAGCCTACCAGCCAGCAACAAGTGCAAAGCACGACTAGCGGCACTCCCAGCCAACAGTCCACAAAAGAGGAGCGCAAAGCCTCTGCAGCGGTAAGCATTCCCGCAGCATCTTCAAGGGCCGCGCCTCCGCCAGCAGAAAAACCGCAGACCCGAGCAGATGTTCTCAAAGAGATGAGACAGAAGCGAGGGCTGCCTGTTGATTAGGAGTTAAACACAAATGGCAGCAGGTCAACTTTGGGCCACTGGCTCAATTGGGGGCTTTCTCCATGCTGACAACCTGAGCAAAGAACTCAGGATGGGCGTACAGGCAACGTCGAAGTTCCGGCAGTTTGCCGATGTGCGCGATGCGTGGGGCAAAGTCACCAAAACGGGCGACGTGTTTCATTGGGACACCGTTCCGATGCTCACTCGCGCCAACCGTGTTCTCGCTGAGACGAACACGATGCCGCAAGGGCAACACACCGTCATTCAGGGCACGCTTACGATGAGCGAGCGGGGCTTCAGCATTCCGTACACGGAAAAGCTGGAATCCCTTGCGACGCTTTCGGTGCGCCAGCCCATCATGAAGGTGCTGAAATACGACGCAATGGTGGACATTGATTGCGTAGTGCATGCGGAGTTCAACAAGACTCCACTGCGTTATGTGTCCACGAGTTCCGCCGATACGGGTAGTACCTCCAGCCTGACCACGAACTCTACTGCGACCCTGACGAACACCACGCCAGTGTCGAAGATCAACGTTCGTCACATCGTTGACACGATGAAGGGCCGGAACATCCCGTACTACACGGACTCCGACTACTACGCCATCGCCCGTCCTGCCGGTCTTCGCATCCTGAAGAACGACATGGAGGGCATTCACCAGTACACCGAGTCTGGTCTCGACATGATTATGAACGGGGAAATCGGCAAGTACGAGAACACCCGCTTTGTGGAGCAGACCACGGTTCCGGCTGGCGGTGCGGCGGACTCGACTACCTTCGATCCGTTCACCGATACGTCGGACGCCTGGAACACCAACGGTTCTGGTGATTGGGTGTTCTTCTTCGGCGCGGACACCGTGTGCGAGGCCGTGCATACGCCTGAGGAGATCAGGGCGAAAATCCCTGATGACTACGGTCGTTCCAAGGGCATTGCGTGGTATGCGCTGCTTGGCTATGGGATCACCCATACCAACGTGACGCAGGCTCGCATCGTCAAGTTCGACTCGGCAGTGTAAGGAGACTAGACCATGAGCAATTTCTACAGCGACAGCAAGTTCGGGGTCATTACCCGGCAATGGTTTGGACTCAGCACGAAGCTGGGCGGTGCTGCGGCGAGCACCTACACCCTTGGCACTACGGACGCTACTATCAGGTCGCAGGTTGCCCGCTGGTATCCGCGTGGGCCGATCAAGTTTGTCAAGTTCGGCTCTATCGTGGTCGCCACGCTGGTAAACAACTCCGTGGATCGGGTTCCGGTTCGCCTTCGTACTAAAGGCGCGTCGGCGTCCAATGCCGGGGTGGCGTACTCGGCCAAGACCCTGTTCAGCATTGCGTCTACCACGACGTTCTCGCCTGATCGTATGGAGGCTGGTGACTACATCAGTATCGTCACTGGTACTCCGCAGACGAGTAACGGCACGGCGGCTAACACCGCCACGACCACGGGAAGCCTCGGCTTCTTCCTGGACTATGTGCCGACTTACGACTCGACGGGCAAGCACGACGTAACGCAGTCCAACACCTAGTAACACAAGGCCCCTTCGGGGGCCTTTCTCTATGGGGGTTTGTTGAACATCGTAATGGTGGCGGGGCATTGCTGCATCAGGGTTCACAAGATGGCGATACCCCTCATTGAGAAGGGCCACAGGGTTCACTTGATAGGGATGCGAGTCCCTACGTTCTGGGAGCAATACAAGACTTTCACGCTCTGCACGGACGTAGAGCAGATGTTGGAGTCAATGAAGCTCTATGCCAGGAATGGCGTAGACCTCTTCCACTGTCATAACGAGCCTAGCTGGTTTGTCTCCGCGCTGAAGGAGATCACTGACAAGCCGGTGGTTCTGGATGTGCATGACTCGTACTTGGCGAGGTCTACGCCTGAGCAGGCTACCGAAGCCCTGGATAAGGGGGATCACCATGTCCGGGTGCTGGTGGAAGAAAGAAACAACTTCCAGCTTGCGGACGGTCTTGTTTTCCCTGGGGATAGTTTCAGGGATGTTGTCTGTAGAGAGTTCGGGCTTCAACAGCCCGCTTTAACCATGCCGTCCTATGTGCCCGAGAGGTTCTACCAGTATTCCGGTAGGGACTGGCACGGAGGGCTGGTTTACGAGGGCAAGGTAAACACGCCAGACGAGACGAAGGGTAGTAGCAAGGGGTTCGAGTATTGCGACTACACCGATGTGATGAACGAGGCTCACAAGCTCGGGATGGACTTCCACATCTACTCCGGCAGGACTGACGAGAAGTTCAGGAAGCATTACGGAGACAAGGCGTTTCTCCACAAAGCTCTTGAGTATGACGAGCTGCTTTTATCTGTAGGAAGGCATGACTGGGGGCTGGTGGGGAACGTAAAGAAGACCTCCGAATGGGACGTTGCCATGCCCAACAAGCTCTTTGAATACCTTTCCTGCGGGGTTCCTGTTGTATCCATGAACGCCGGAGCGTCTTCCAAGTTCCTTGAGGAGACCGGGTTGGGAATCACGGTATCCAGCGTGGAGGAGCTTGCTGCGAGGTGGTCAGAGCACAGAGAGGTAAGAAAGCACGTTCTTAGAGGCCGCAAAAACTGGTCAATGAACGCCCACATTCACAAGCTAGAGAACTTCTACGAGGGTTTGCTTGCGTCCTGAAGAAAGCGCGTACTGGGATGAGGTTGCTTTCAAGATCAAGGAAAGAGGCAAGGGTGAGTTAAACGACAACATCTGGAAGCGGTGCGAGATCGTTTCCAGGATTCTGTCTCACAGGCCCATTGGAGCAGCCATCCTTGAGATAGGGGTAGGGCAGTCGCTAGGAGCGGCGACGGTCAACTTGGTCACGCTCGGGAACATGAGGTATGTGGGGACTGATGTATCACCAAGGTTCTGCGAGTTCACCAAGAAGCGGTGGCGGCTAGAGGTAGTCCAGACGGACGTTACACATCTCCCCGATGGACCGTTCGACATGATCTGGGCCTTTGACACCCTGGAGCATGTGAGGCCGGAAGACAGACCTTCTGGTTTTCAGGAAATGGGCCGGGTGCTCGGTAAGAATGGATTGATCCTCCTGAACATCCCACTAAATGAGTCTGCCCACGATGAAGAGTTCGACTGGGGATTTACCGAAAGAGACGTGATTGACTTGAAGGACGCTACTCATACGCGCATCAACAAGTGGGAAGCGTATGACGTGCCCGAGATTTCCAAGTCCTATCTCTGGGTAGAGCTGGCGCGATGACGAAAGATGAGGCTCTTGGGCTTATGCGCCGCGCCTCTTCATGGAGAACCATTTGCGAGGTTCACAGGGAAATGTTCGACCTGTGCGAGCAGATACCAGAGCCACACAAGAACACTATTCAAGACTTGATCCTTGAAGCTTTCATCATGGGCAAGAAGATGGACGCGAGACTCAGGGAATACAAGGCTGACTGGGACGCTGGATTCTATGAAAGGAACCACGACCACAGGCAGGATAGCAAGAGGCGCAAGTGCGCGTAGCCCTGATTTCCCCTTGGGACAATGCCTGGGTTCCGCACTATAAGCAAGCTTTTGAGAAGCGTGGGCACGAGTTCCACTGGCTCAAGAAAGCAGAAGCGGGGAACTTCGATATTGCCCTGCATGGCTGGGCGGTGGATTCCCCTATGTATACGGCCAAGCGGAATATCATGTTCCTGCGTCGCTATGAGCTATTCAGCGGGTATCTGGAGAAGATCAGGTGGCAGTCTGTTGATGAGTTGGTCTGCGTCAACAGGTGGATCAAGGGGATTGTGGAGTCCGTTCTAAGGAACAAGGGCATCAAGACCAACGTCCACATGATCTACAACGGCACTGACGTAGGCGGGTGGAAGTTCAAGCAGAGAAAGCCGGGTAAGAAGATCGGGATGGCCTGTCATGTGCACCCCAAAAAGAACATCCCTCTAGCGATGCAGATTCTTGCGAGCCTTCCGGCGGATTACGAGCTACATATAGCCGGAGAGGTGCAAGACCCCTGCACGGCTGAGTATCTGAATCACTTGGGAAGGTTCGTGAGGAAGCGAATCTACCTGTACGGTCATATTCCTTCCGATCAGATGAATTTGTGGTGGGAGCAGATGAACATATGCCTCTCCACAAGTCTCTCGGAAGGGAACCCCAATAACGTCATCGAGGCGATGGCGAAGGGGATCAAGCCGGTAGTCCATTACTGGCCGGGTGCTGAGGATCAGTTTCCAGAACACCTTTTCTGCACGGTACAAGAGGCGGTCAGTCAGATTCTCTCTGAAGACTACGACTCAGAAGCCTACAGGAAAGCGGTGCAGGCGAAGTTTTCCCTGTCCAACATAGAGCGGGTGGTAGACCTTGCTCTACAACAAGAAACGGAGACTCAGTGGCATCCGGTTTGAGGATTCTGGTAACTGGCGATAAGGGGTTTGTAGGTTCGGCAACGACAAAGCTTCTGAAGGAAAAGGGGCACGAGGTCATCGGATACGACCTGATGGACGGGTTTGATATTCGAGACCTTCAGCAATTGCAAAAGACGGTAGAGGCGGCAAAGCCAAACAGGATTCTGCATCTGGCGGCGATTGCGAGATTCGCTGATGCTGACGCGAATCCTCTGCTGGCCCATGAAACCAACGTCATGGGCACGATGAACGTGTCCCTGGTGGCGAGGGCGAATCACTTGCCCACGGTCTACGCCTCTACGGGGTCTGTATACATGCCGATTAAGCGCAAGCCTCCCATTACCGAGGCTTTCGAGGCGTGCGGCAACTCGGTTTACGGGTGTACCAAGTACCTGGGAGAGCTATACATCCAGCACTCCAACGCCCCGTACATCATCCTGCGGTATGCCCACCTCTACGGGCATGAAAAGAGGATGCACGGGCTGATCGGCGGTTTCCTGGACAGGATCAAAAGGGGTATGGCCCCCACGCTCTATGGTGGAAGGCAGTCCAACGATTTCACTTACATCACGGACGTAGCGCGGGCGAATGTCATGTCCCTGGAGTCTCCTTGGGACAAGTGGCACCAAGCCTACAACATCGGTACTGGTGAAGAGCTGACCGCAGAGCATGCCGGAAGGCTTGTATGCGATGTCTGGGGCTACAAAGGAAAGATTAACCTTCAGGAGCAGAGGACGGTTGACCCTGATCGTTTCGTGTTCGACTGTTCCAAGGCAGAGCGGATGCTTGGGTTCAAGGCTCTGTATGACTTCAAAGCTGGTCTGGAAGAGATGAAGAACCATGAAGGCACCGACAAGCACGAAGATCTGGCATCCAGAACTCTCCGTATTGCTTGATTGCAAGGTAGGAGAGAACTGCACGATTCACGCTCCCGTCTGGATTGGCAACAACGTCGTCATCGGCAACAACTGCAAGATCCAAGCCTTTGCGTTCCTGCCAGATGGGGTTGTCTTAGAGGACAACGTATTCATCGGCCCGCACGTTTGCTTTACGAACGACCGCTATCCTCCCTCAGATATGTGGCTATGGACTCGGGTAGGAAAGGGAGCCTCTATCGGAGCCAACTGCACCATCCTCCCAGGAATCTACATCGGAGAAGGTGCAATGGTGGGGGCTGGTTCGGTGGTTACTAAGAGCGTGCCAGCAGGCAAGACTGCCTACGGAAACCCGGCAAGGTGCGTGGGGTAGAGGAAGCAAGGAAGGTCGTATGGGAGCTGATTCCATACACCAGGGGCAAGGTTCTGGACATCGGGGAGCATTACAAGACGCTTCCCAACTTCATCGGGATCGGGACGGACATAAAGATGGACTGGCGCAAGCTGGACATCTTCAAGGACGGTTCCTGCGATGCGGTGTTCAGCTCATTCCTTATCAACCTGATCTACCCGAGCGAGCTTCTACCTATCCTCAAGGAATGGTGGAGGGTCATCAAGCGTGGCGGGTATCTGATTCTCTACTTACCAAACGGAAAGGATGCCGATGACAAGTGGGAAGTCAGCAAAGGATCGGTTCTTGAGGTTATGGGCGGGATTGATGGCTGGGATCTCGTGGATTTTCAGTGCAGAACCTCGGACGGAGAAAACGGACTGTTCTTCGTCTTCCAAAAGACCGAAAGGGGCCATGAAGAAAGCCACCAAAAGCCTCTACCGGAGAAAAAGGCGGCTGTAGTCAGGTACGGGGCGCAAGGGGACATGATTCAGGCGTCCTCTATCTTCCCCGGCCTCAAAGAGCAGGGGTATCACTTAACCCTCTACTGCCAGTCTGGACTTGGATATGAGGTAGTCAAGCACGATCCTCATGTGGACAGGTTCGTGGTGCAGGACAGGGATTTAGTGCCTCCCCAGTTTCTTCAGGAGTATTGGGACTACACCCGGAAGAAGTATGACAAGTGGGTGAACCTCTCCGGGTCTGTCGAGGGGATGCTCTTAGCTGGGCCAGAGAGTCCTTCGTGGCATTGGCCCAATGAGCTGAGGGCCAAGATGATGGACAGGAACTACATCGAGTTCACCCACGAGATAGCAGGCGTTCCTCCGCCCTATAGGCCTATGTTCTATGCCACGCCGAAGGAAAAGGAAAAGGCAAAGCTTCAGGCTAGGCAGTGGGGGAGAAAGAGCGTCCTTTGGTCTCTAGCAGGTAGCTCAGGCCACAAGGTATGGCCGTTTGTAGATGTGGTCATAAGGCGGATTCTGGATGCCTACCCTGACGTTCACGTTGTTCTTGTGGGGGATGAGACATGCCAGATTCTTGAGGTTGGCTGGGAGGAAGAAAAGCGGGTGCATAGACGCTCTGGTGTTTGGAGCATCAGGGAGTCTATGGCCTTTGCTGAAGTGGCGGATTTGATTATCGGGACGGAGACCGGGTTGCTCAATGCTGCCGGGTTTCTGGATACACCGAAGGTTATCAACCTCTCTCATTCGAGCGAGGAGATGCTGACTAAACACTGGAAGAACGTCATTCCTATCCGGCAGGAGATGGAAGGATGTCCCAAGCAACCGTGCAGACAGTTACATGGCGGCGGAGGTACTGACGCATGGCTGGACTGCCCTAAACACGAAGGAGAGGGAGTGGCGCTTTGTCAATACTTCATTAGCCCTGAACAGGTATGGCAGGCCGTGGTATCTGTTCTCGGGCAGGCTAGAAAGGCTGCGTAGTGGCGACTTCCGGGAGCTGGAACTTTTCTGCGACTGCCGGAGACGTTATCCGCTCGGCCTATGAAGACTTGGGGGTTGTGCCTCCCGGTGGTGCTATTTCCTCTGCCCTGTCCACGATGGCCCTGCAGAGACTTAACTTCCTTGCAAAGCAGTGGCAGGGGAATTCCGACTTGGCTCCAGGTTTGAAGGTATGGACTCGGCAAAGAATTGCTCTGTTCCTTGAGTATGGTCAACAGGAATATCTAGTCGGCCCTGCTTCTACAGACTCGCGTTGTGCGACGACTTGGGGGCACACGACCCTGGATGCGGATGAGGCCGGAAGCCAGACGACCATCAGCGTAGCGGCGACTACGGATAGCACGACCAACCCTAGAAGCTCAGTGACGATGACCGCCAACGACATCATCGGCATCCAGCTTAATGACGGGACAATGCACTGGTCTACGGTGTCCTCGATTGTCGCCGGGGATACGGTGGATATTGGAAGCGGTTTAGCTAGTGCCGCCTCTTCCGGCAATCACGTCTACTGGTTTACCTCAAGAGCGCAGAGATTCCCGATGCTGGAGTCTGTGTTACTTAGGGACGCAAGCAACAACACCGACCAGCCGCTAGATGTCCTGAGAACAACGGAAGAGTACGACCAAGGGATTCCAGACAAGTATTCGGATGGGAATCCTACTTGTGTGTTTGTAGAGCCCCTGAGACTCAACACAAGGATTCTGCTCGATACGCAGCCGAACGACCTTAGTTACTTCCTGCTGATGACGGTTCTATACCCGGCGGAAGATTACGACGCCACGACAGATGACATCGCCTTCCCTCAGGAGTGGTATGCGGCGCTTTCGTGGGAGCTGGCGTTCAGGATGTCTCCTGCTTTCGGAAGATGGACGCAGGAGATGCAGTTGAACAGGCAAAACGCCTTAGTGATGGCTCGCTCGGTTAACCCAGAGGTCAGTTCACTATATTTCCAGCCTAACGCTTAATCACAATAAGAAGAGCCATACATGGCCGATACGAAAATCAGCGCGCTAACCGCTCTCACTGGCGCGAACGTAGAACACGCCGCAGACTCGATTCCTATCGTTGACGATAGCGTAACGACTACCAAGAGGATTCTGGTTAGCGAATTAGCCAACGCTCTAACAGTAAATGGGACAGAACAGGCGTCAACATCTGGAACGGCGATTACGTTTACTTCTATCCCCGCGTGGGTAAAGAGAATAACGATTCAGTTTGTCGGGGTATCGCTTAGTGGTGATTCTGACCCTATGGTTCAGATAGGGGACAGTGGCGGGTTGGAGACATCTGGTTATCTGGGGTGTGCGAGTGCCGTGGGGAATGCAGTTTCTACGGCAGCGGACAACTCTATTACGAGCGGATTTTTGCTTACGCCTGCAGGGGCTGCTGCCGCTGTGTGGCATGGGCATGTCACGCTTACCCTCGAAGATGCCGCCAACTTTACGTGGGTGTGCTCAGGAGTAATTGGGCGCAGCGACGCAGCTTCTACATCGTTCTCTGCCGGATCTAAGTCTCTGTCCGCCGCATTAGACCGTGTGAGCGTTACGACGGTTGGCGGTTCAAATACGTTTGACGCTGGTGCCATCAACATTCTCTACGACTGATGGCACGTCGCGCCAAGACCCCCAGATTATGTTCTCGCCGTTATATGGGTTGTATTGGCCCTCGCGGTATTGGAGAACGATATCCGCACAGCATTCCGGGTTGCGATTGCCGTTGGGTTTGTGAAGCCAGCGCAACTCGACCATTTGGATTCTCCTGTTAAGTAACATGCCTACAGCCCGCATCCCGCTTGTCGGGTCCTTTAACCAAAGGACTATCGACGGAGAGAGGGCGTTAGCTGCTTCTCAGGATCAACGATTCTTGAACTGCTCGTTTTGTGTGGTTCAGAACCCTGTAACCGGTAAGGCCACAGTCTACGTCGAGAAAAGGCCAGGGTGGAAGGTGGACTCGATTGTGGAGGGCGGCAGCATCTCCACTGGCATTATCAAGACCGACTTTCTAAGTCAGTCCATCTCTGCTTTTGGGGCTACAAACTCCACAATCTACGACGGGCAGGTGGACGTTGGGACAATCACCGGAAGGGCGTTGTACTTCAGCGAGACCGTTATTAGCGGTACTGGGTATGTGCTTATCAAGTCGTCCGATGGGACTGGTTGGTACTACGCGGATGATGCTAAAGACCAGACAGCCTATACCGGGGATACGCATAACGGCACAGCCATCATTGACAACATCCCATCTACGACTGGGATGTATATCGGGCAGGCGATTACCGGAACGGGGATAGGGGCGAGCGCGAGAATCCTGACGGTAGATTCCGGCACGCAAGTAACCCTGAACGTCAATTCCACCGTTGACGATACTGGGGTTGCTCTCACCAAAGAGCCGGTAGCGAAGATTCTTGATTCAGACTTCGTAACGACCGGAGACATCGTTACAGCCTTTGTAGAGATGGACGGATACCTGTTCTACGGGTCCGGGGCCAACATCTACAACAGCGACCTGAATAGCATCACTGCTCATACCTCTACGTCGTTTCTCGCGGCGCAGATGTCTCCAGACCCTATCAATGCTCTTGCAAGACACAAGAACATGGTGGTGGTGTGGGGGCATAGCTCTATGGAGGCGTTCTACAACGCAGGCAACGCTACCGGGAGTCCTCTAGCTAGAGCACCGCAGTTCTTCAGCAGGCATGGAGCGTTAGGACAAGAAAGTGTCGCGGTATTAGCGGACGATATCTACTACGTTACCTCGGCCAAGTATGGGGATGTTGGGGTAGTGAGGCTCAGGAACCTCGCACCACAACCAGTAAGCCCGCCGAGCGTCAACAGAATCATCGGGACCTTTGCCTCTACTGGAGGGGCTGTTTACCTGAGTGCGTGGCAGCTCGGCGGGTATAACCATGTCTCCGCAGTGACCACGACTCAAGCCGAAAGCGGCGCCATGCTGCTTATGGAGACTGGAGAGAATCTGCTACTTGAGACTGGGGATGACATCCTCTTGGAAGAGGACCCAGATAGCACAGCGTCTTTCGGAAGGATGCTGGTCTACAACGCAGACCTGAATATTTGGTCTGAGTGGGACTGCAACGTAGCGACGTTCATTGTCGGCATTGGATCTGGAACGACGAATCAGCTACTCGCTACCTCTAGGGTGAATGACGGAGGGAAGGTCTACAGAATCAAGCCTGCGTCGGATAGCGACACCTATCAGGATGACGGGTCTAGTTACACGATGGAAGTCAGGACTTCCAGAATCGACCACGGAACCGAGAACAGGAAGTTTGTGAAGAGCATTCGTCTTGCTGCGGACGACGAATCCTCCGGGACCGTAACTCTTGAAGCTTCTGACGACGACTACGACAACTGGGTAACGCTGGGGACCTTTGACCTTTCACAGAAAGACAAGCGCATCTATGGCTGCGGGTCATATACGGGAGGTAGGGCCTACAGGCTTACCCATGACGACAATGCCCCGTGTCGAATCGAAGCTCTTGAGATCGAATACGACGTGGCATCGGTGTGAACTATCTCGATGACAAGATTCTCGATGTCAAAAGCTTTGCGTACCGGGACATCAATGGGCAGGACAGATGGGAGACGTTTACCCCGGTCTTTGGTTCCCTCACTGTTGTTGGGGACACGAGCTACAGCGGGAGGCTCAGGATTGTTGGGAGATCGTGTTTCTTCCAAGTCCAGTTTAGCGCCGGAACGAGCATCGCATCTACGGCGGGGACGGACTATCTCACCTTGCCGATTGCTGCAAAGGGACTGGCGGGGTTAGCGACGATGCAGAACAAGACAACGAATGTAGCCGTAGGAACATGCGTGATTGATGCCACCAATAGCAGGTGCTACATCCCGACACAGAGCGCAAGCGGGAACACTTTTAGTCTAGCTGGGTGGTTTGAAATCTAGGAGAAGAATAATAAATGGCGACTTACGACGACGCTTTCCTGTACCAGCTCCTCAGTATGCCGTCGAGCCAGTATGGCGCGAAGCACATGAAGGACGGCATGCCCCTCGACAGAGGGTGGGCTTACATGAGTCTGATACCTCAAGACCAAGAAGCCTATCGCCAGAAGTATGGTTGGATGGGTGGTGCTGCTCCTCGTGGCGGATTGGATGGCGAAGGTAATTGGACCGGGTTCGGGGAAACGGCGGTTCAAGGAGACAAGTACGCTCGCCAGATTCTTCAGCTTCTAGATGCCTATGGTGTTAACTCGACCGCTGAGTTGCCTGATGAGGTAAGGGCGCAGCTTCCTTACCAGGGCATCTATCAGGGCCGGGGCTCGATGTCGCTAGGGGAGCAGTTTGTAGACTTCATTACTAGCCCTCCTGTGCTGCTCGCGCTTGGGGCTGGTGCTGGGATGTACGCAGGTGCTGGATCTGCAGCGGGTAGTACCGGGGCTGCGGAAGGAGGGGCGGCTGCGGGTGCCGCCGAGGGTGGTGCTGCGGCTGGCGGAGGTACTGCGGCCGGTTCCTCTGCGGCACTTGGCTCTGGATTGAGTACGTCATCTACTGGCGCGTCTGGATTGAGTACCACTGCTGGCGGCGCAAGCGGCATTACAGCGACAGGGGCCAACACTGCAGGCACGTCGCTTGGGTCTGGGTACTTCTCCGCCGAAGGGGTAGGTGGGGTTGCAAGCTTGGCTTCATCTCAAGGAGGTGGTGCTCAAGGCGGTTCTAGTGGCGGATCGACTGTTCAACAAACGCCAGAACAGCAAACGGCACTTCAGCGAATCCTTAGCGGGAATGGAACTACTCAAGACTACATCACGCTCTTTGGGCAGGTAGCACCATCCCTGCTAGGCATGTACGCCAGCGATAAGCAAGCTGATGCTCTGGCGGCACAGGCTGCCCGCTACGAGGCGATGGGCGCTCCGTATAGGGACAGGCTTGGAGAGCTTTACAGCGACCCCACGGCCTTCCTGAACAGTCCTGAGGTCAAGATTCCCGTTCAACTCGGGACTGATGCTCTTGCACGCTCCCTTTCCACCCAAGGGAATCCTGCCGGTTCTGGGACGGCTCTGCACGCCTTGCAGGACAGAGCCTCTAATATGCTGTTTAGCAGGCTAGGCGAGGAAAAGGACCGCCTTGGCGGATTCGGTGGTCTGACAGCCTACAACTCAGCCGCTCCTCAGGCTGCTACTAATGCAATCGGGGCGCAGCGCGGTTACTACGATGCCCTTGGATATGGGGTAGGACAGGTAACGAATCCGCCTCGTACCTTGGAGGACATTCTGAAGCAGTACAACACCACTCAAGGATTGGCATAGATGGCTAATCTCGCTCACGTCCCTGGACTTGCCGGGTATCTGGCCTCACAGCAGAACACCCAAGCTATGGAGGCTGGGCAGTTGCAGCAGTTCGGGCAAGTCTTGGGATTGCGTCAGGCACTGGCACAAGAGGATGCCCAGAGGCAAGCTCAGGCCCAAGCTGCCGAGATTCAGAGAATGATGCAAGCCACTGGCGGAGATCCTGAGAAGGCTATGGCCGCGCTGATTCAGTCAGGGAACGTGGCCGCTGCTGCGAAGCTTGCGCCGATTGTGGAGCAACGCAGAAAGGCTAATGCCCCGCATGTCTTGGCCCCTGGGGCGCAGCTTGTATCTCCACAGGGCGGCATTATTGCTAGTGCTCCCACTAAGCCGGACGCAGAACCGGAAATTGTGAGGCTACAGAAGTATCTCACTGGGTTGCCAGCAGGAGACCCGCGCAGGGTTCCCGTAGAGCGCCGGATACAGATGCTGGGGGAGAAGCAGGGGGGGGTTAACGTCTACTCTGGAAGCCTTACCCCGGCCATTGACGATCAGGGCAATCCGATTATGGTCCAGCCTTCCGGTAGGGCTGATGTGCCACCGAGAATTGTCCCTGGTATCCGCCCAGCCCCGAAGGGTGCTGCTGAGCTTGGCTTGACTCCAGAGAACGCAGGCAAGGTCGCAATGGCTACACAAGCAATCGAAGGGGTAGACGTTGCTAGAAGCAAAATCTTCGACAAGGACGGGAAGATCAACAAGGGGCTTTTGCTTGCCATCTCTGTTCCGGGGACAACTGGATTGCCTGGGCATTCTGACGCCCGCATTGCGCGTTCTGCCATCAGAAATGCTGTAGAGGCAAAACTAAGGCTGGAGACTGGCGCTGCGGCTACTGAGTCGGAGATCAACAGAACACTAGATAGGTTTATGCCCACCGTGGCCGACACTGCGGAGAGCGCCAAATTCAAGCTGGACGAGTTGCAGAAGTTCTTTAGGTCTTCACTCTCTCAGACCAAGGGAATGAAGGTGAACAAACCTACAGAGGGGAATGACCCGCTTGGACTGAGATGAACATTCAGGATATTCGCCAGAAGTATCCGCAATATGGTGATATGTCGGATAAGCAACTGGCGGACGCGCTGCACGCCAAGTATTACTCTGACATTCCGAAGTCAGATTTCTACGGACGAATCGGGTTTTCTGAGCAGCAAGAGACTACAGCACCCACTGTAGGCGAGCGCGCCCAGGCCGGTCTCAGTGGCGTCAATAGAGGAATCGCAGGTCTAGTAGGACTCCCCGTAGATACAGCAGAGAACATCGTCAACCTCGGTATTGCCGGTGTTGGGACTGCTGCAACGGCACTAGGGCGTCCAGACCTAGCCCCTGATCCTCTACAGGCTTCTCCAGGTACTTCAGCTTGGATCAGGCAGAAGATGGGAGACGTTGGTATCGGAACCACAAACCCGCGCCCTGACGATCCTGCAAGTAGGATGCTCCACACTGGAGGCGTTATTGCTGGTGGGTCTATGGTCCCCGGTGCTACGGTCAAGAACACGCTTTCTGCTGCTGCTGGCGGCGCTTTGGCTAGTGAGACGTTGGGGCCTGAGTGGACTGGGGTAGGTGCCATTGCCCCTTCAGCCATCGGTGGAGCTGTAACTGCCGCTAGAAATGCTGTTGCCTCCAGGACTGCCCCGGTAGTCGAGACATTCAAGAAAGTCGGTACTACTCCATCCGTAGGCCAGGCCACAGACACGGTGTTCTTTCGTGGACTGGAGAACCTTGCATCCAAGTTTCCGGGCGGCGCAACGGTCATCAAGAAGTTCGTGGATGCACAGCAAGCATCATTTGGAGCAAAGGCCAGGACTGGTGTTTCTGCTGAAGCGGCTGGCAGGGCAATCGAGAAGGGGATCAGAGGGCCAGGCGGATTTATCCAACGCTCCAAGCAGCAATGGCAACTACTGGACGACGCACTCGCCGCGAAGGTAGGCCCGCAGACACAGTTCCAACCTAACAACACCATACAGGCATTAGACGACCTTACCAGACCCGTTCAGGGTGCAGCAAAGACTACCGGCGCTCTAGTCAATCCGAAGCTCGCGGAGATGAAGGCCAATATCCAAGACGACCTTCAGGCCAATAACGGTGTCATGCCGTATGAGGCAATCAGGGCGCTAAGGACTCGCGTCGGCTCCATGCTGGACGACGCTCTTGTTGCTGGTGTTCCTCAAGGTGAGCTGAAAAAGCTCTACGGGGCTCTTTCTAAGGACCTAGAAGCCGCTGCTGCACAAGCCGGGGCTTCTAGAGAGTTCGCCAGGCAAAACCAGTTCTACAGTGCCCGTATGAGCCGTATTGAAGATGTCCTAGAGCGTGTCATCGGCAGGAACAAGCAACCAGAGGAAATCTTCAAGACGCTAGTTCCGAGAGACCCAGACCAAGCCGGTAAGGTAAGGGCGGTAATGAGAAGCTTGGCCCCTGCCGAGAGGCAGGTTGTATCAGAGGCTATCGTAAACAGGCTTGGCAGGGCGCAACCTGGGAAACAGGACGATCTAGGAGAATTGTTCTCGTCCGAAGTGTTCCTGTCCAACTGGAACAGGATGTCTTCTGCTGCCAAAGCCCAGTTGTTCCCCAATCATGCGATGAGACAGAACGTAGAGGCGATTGCAAAAGCCGCCTCTCAGATTCGTAGTGGTGCTGGAATCTACGCGAATCCTTCAGGAACCGCAGGGTCGTTCGCCGCCTACAGCGTATATGGGTCTCCTATCGCGTCTGCTGCAACGGGCAGTCTTGCGCCTGTAGCTGCGGCTGGTGCCGCTATGGGAACGGCTTATCTGGGCGCGAAGATGCTTACCTCTCCCAAGGTAGTGGAATGGCTTGCAAGACCAGTAAACCCTGCAAAGCCCGCAGAACTAACCGCGCACCTTGCGAGACTAGCTGTGATCTACAACCAGACCGAAGAACCTGAACTGAAGGCCGAGTTGGGCCAGTTCATTTCAGGTACAGGGCAGCAAGCGCCACAACCAGCGCAATGAAATACACGCCGCCCCGGATCGAGGCTTTGATGGCTTGAAGCTCCTTCACGATTGTTTCGTCCATGCGCCCTCCAAAAACAATAACAAGGTGCCCAGTTGAACGATGAGCAAGTAGACCAGATCCTTGGCGGAGCAGAACAACTACTCCACGAGATCAACCAAAGTCCTGTTCCGGGGCAACAGCAAGACATCAGGCCCCTTGTCCAGCAAGAGGTACAGAGACTACTTGCGCCCGTATTGCAGAACATCCAGTTCATGCAAGGCCCTCCTGGACCGAGAGGAGAGCCCGGAGAGAGTGTAGACGAGGCCGATGTCCTTGAATACATCAAGAAGGAAGTATCCAAGCTACCCAAGCCCAAGGATGGCAAAGACGGCAAAGACGGCAAAGACGGGAAGCTCAAAGAAACCCGCACCATCATCAGGACGCCGGAAAACAGGGCTTCGGCTGTCGAGTTTGCTCCGCACGGTAATTTAACGAGCACCAATGTTCAGGATGCTCTGAAAGAGGAGGTAGACGACCTAGCCGCCTCCACCGGCTCAGCCCTTGTCGGCTTCGTCCAGTCCGGTAGTGGGGCGAGCGCGGAAACGGTTCAAGCCGCCATTCGGAGGTTAGTCCACACCGCGCAGTACGACACAAACGCCAACTTCAATACTGCCAGAGATGCGCTCACAGGCCGTTTCGGCATGGCTCTGCTGGACATCACCGGGACGGGTAGTGCTTCTACTAGGCCGGTTCTCGCAATCGGTGACGGCACTTGGCGGTCGTCGGATCAGGGTATTGCTGTTTCCAGAGAACTCACCAGCGGCACCGGGAACGCTCACGGCGTAGATGACAACACCGAGTTTAGCCGCGATACATACGCCTATGCCTCCTTTGATGCAAAGGCGTTGATTAGTGGGTCTGGTATCACTATCGGTCACTATGCAGGATTCGAGGAGGACGCGACCCTCACCGCAGATACGGTGAACATCCTGTACGGGTTCATTGATCTTCCGACAGTCAACGGTTCAGCCCTTGATACCAGATACGGATTCCGGGCGAACGATGTAACTGTTACTTCCGGGGCCGTCACAAACAACTACGGGTTCTATTGCGAGGAGCTTGATGCTGGCGGAACCCTGAACTACGCGGTCTACACGGCCGGGTCAACGCCTAGCCGATTCGGTGGCGCTGTTACGGTGGTCGGGACTATCACCGTTGGCGGCGGGTCTGCCACCACTTCAGAGGTTCGGGTTGGGAACACGACAGACGGCATTGCCCTTCGTGGCATTTCTGGCGAGGGCCGAGTCCTGGGCCATGACACCGCATCCGCCGGGTTTAACAACCTTGCGTTCTACACAGCGGGAACTGCGGCGCTGATTATAGACACAGCCAAGAATGTAGTGGTGAATACCGGGCAGCTTGCCGATGCCGCAACTAGCGGGTTCTTCTACATACCTACTACTACTAGTGGGAACCCTTCAGGCACTCCGACTGCTTATGACGGGCGCGTGCCGATGGTCTACGACGACACGAACCACGAACTTTTTATCTACAGCGGATCGTGGCGATCCGTTGCTCTGGCGTGAGGACATATGCAAGTCAGCGTTGAAGAACTAGCACTGATTATCGGACAGCAGAAGATCGAGATTTACGCACTCCAGAAGCAATGCGCCTCCTTGGAAAAGGAACTGCTGAAACTCAGGCCATTGCCCGAAGGCGAGAAAGATGCCGCTTCGTGATCTGAACAAGAGGAGCAATCGCAAGGAGGAAGGGGATGCCCGATCTGAACCTTAGAGACATCCTGCCGTGGTTGGGTGCTGTTGTCGCTGCCCCAGTCATTCTCGTATGGAAACGGGCCACCGGGGCAGTACAGAAACATGAGATGAAGGACATAGTGGAGGCTATCAACAAGCGCCACGACGACCACGTAGAACAGGACGCCAAACGCTTCACGGGCATCTTTGAAAGACTGGACAACGTAGCCCAGGCAACGGCAAGGATCGAGGGCTACATCAAGGGGAGAGAGGAGCGGTGAGCCAACTCCGACGCGCGCTGCTGTATATCGCGCTCGGAGTCCTGATTGGGCAGTTCACGCTACCCCTGGTGGCTTTAATCGCACATTCCTGTGAAAGATGGGTGGGTATAAACACCATCTCCTATCACGCCAACAGGGATCGCCATTACAACGAAAGGAACGGCGGGGTATTCCTCGAATGCTCCGGTAGGACCGGCTATCAGCTCGGGTACTACAAAAACTCCTATCTCAGAGACACCTACTACGGGCTAGTCACCTATCAGCCTTTCGAGATGTTCGGCATGAGGTTCGGGGCGATGGCTGGAGTAGGGACTGGCTACAGGGAGAAGAACGACCAGCCTAGAGGGGGATTGTCGCCTCTGATAGCGGGCCTTGTGTCCATCGAGGGGAAACACGCGGGAGCCAATGTGATCGTTGGTCTATCCGTGGTGGGGCTTCAGCTAAAGGTGAAGTTTTGAGGCTTGAGCACTACTCAGCCGAGCAAGTCATTGCCGAATTGAGCGGGGCGCAGATTATCGCCGGGCATATAGAGGGAGATGGTGGTCTTCACCTCCGATTTGCAGATGGGAGGGTATTCGTCGTGATCGGCCTGCCTGCGTTGGGTGTGGCGATGCTCCAGCCCGAGGGGAGGTTGCATTGAGACCAGCCAAGGTCAAGGTTCTGGGCAAGACCTACTCCATTGATTTCGTGCCAGCAGACCATCCTGGGCTGACGCTAGATGGCGAGCAGGTCACAGGGCTGTGCGACACAGACAAGCAGACCATCCACATTCAGGACGGCATGCACGTCGAATCAGAGCAGGACGCCGTACTGCATGAAGTGATGCACGCGATAGAGCGGGCTATGGACCTGGATGTGGAGGACACCATCGTTTACCGGCTCGCCACGGGGGTCATTGCGGTGCTGAAGGACAACAAGCAGTTCGTGTCCTATTTGCGACGAACTAAGTAGATGCCGACACCGAAGTTGAAGGTTGAGGAAATGCAGCAGGCAGTAGACCTTGTAGAGCAGTACGGCAGTGCTTACTGGGCCGCCAAGCACACAGGTTTAGGCAAAGGAATGTTGGAGTGGCGGAACCAGCAGGGCCAGCTCCACGGCATCAAGCCCACCGTCTACCGAGAGAAACCCACGCCATACGTCCAAGAACGGCTCGGGCGCGTGCATCTGGTCATACCGGATTGCCAGGTCCGCACTGGCGTTCCTACCGAGCACCTGGAGCAGATCGGCAACTACATCGTAGAGAAGAAGCCGGATGTGATTGTGCAGATTGGCGACTTCGCAGACATGCCATCCCTGAACAGCTACACCAAGGGGAAGCGCGAGGCGGAAGGCACCAGACTTGCCAAGGACATAGGCGCGGTTACTCAAGCAATGGAGCGCCTTCTAAAGCCCATCCACGACTTCAACCGGACTGCGGAACACAAGTACCAGCCCGAGATGCACCTGACCCTCGGGAACCACGAATACAGGGTCGAGCGCGAGATCGAGGAGAACCCCAAGCTGGAGGGCATGTTCTCGCTGGAGGACTTCGGGTACGCGGAGTTCGGCTGGAAGGTTCACGACTTCCTAAAGGTCGCCAAGATCGACGGTATCGAGTACGCGCACTACTTCACCAGCGGGAACATGGGGCGGCCTGTGGTAAGCGCGGCCGCTCTACTCCGCGAACGCCAGTGCTCCGCGATCATGGGGCACGTCCAGCACACGGATATGGCTTTCCACAAGAAGACCCAGAACATCGCCATGTTCTGCGGCATCTGCTACCTGCACGACGAGAACTATCTAGGGCCGCAGGGTAACAACACCCGCCGCCAGATCGTGATGCTGCACGAAGTCGAGAACGGGAAATTCGACCCCATGTTCGTCAGCCTCAAGTTCCTTTCCAAGAGGTACGCATGACCACCGACCAGATCATGCGCTACACGGAGAAGCGAATCATCGTCAGCCAGGAGGCCGGGAGGCTGAATGCTCTGGACCGTGAGCGCGACTACGAAGCCTTGCTGAAGGCACTTACCCGCATTCGCTACGCAGCAGACGAAGCCCTGAGACTGCTTGCGGAGGAAAAGTGAGCCAAACGCGCATCGGCTCATTTGTAGAGGCGTGGGCCAACATCGCTATCGGCTTCACGATCAACTGGACCGCGAACATGCTCATCCTGCCGCTGTTCGGGTTCGACGTTACCGCTGGTCAGGCTGTTGGCATAGGCATCTTCTTCACGGTCATTTCCTTGGCGCGTAGCTATGTCTTGCGTCGCTGGTTCAACGGACTGAGGTTCGGCAATGTCAATCGGTGACGTTAAGAGCAAAGAGAAAGGTTCCGGCGCTCGCTACAACGATGGCAAGCCGGACTTCAGCCTACTGCCCCTGTCCACACTGGAGGACGAAGTGCGCGTGTGGATGTACGGCAAGCAGAAGTACGCCGCATGGAACTGGGCGAAGGGAATGGCGTGGAGCGTGCCATTTGCTTGCCTGATGCGCCACATGGCCGCTTGGCAGCGCGGAGAGGAGAACGACCCTGAGACTGGGCTACCGCACCTAGCTCATGCGATGTGCAATCTGCGGATGCTGACGCTGTATTCCAAAACCTACCCGGAAGGAGACGACCGGCCAAAGGAGTACCTGAAATGAACCTTCAGAACACAGTGCTGTTTGCCGTCCTGATGCTGTTTTCCATGTCATCCCATGCCGGGATGGTGGCGAAAGATAACAACGGAAACTCGGTAACGCTGCACGAGGCTCCCTGCGTGTCCTCTCCGTGGCTGAAGGACTGGAAGACCGCCACGTTCATCTACGGGGGCAAGACCTATGCAGCTTGCTGGCGCATCCAGAACAACATGGTGATCGTCATTGACTCCGCCGGGGATGTGAGCCCTCTGCCGATGGAAGCGTTCAAGCCGGAGACGAAGGTTTGACGCCCCACTTCTCAAAAGCAGAACTAGCCTGTCGCTGCGGCTGCGGGATGCTGCCCAAGCAGGACTTCATGGAGAGGATCGAGACCCTGAGACTAGCCTACGGGAAGCCGCTCAGGGTCACTTCAGCCGCCCGCTGCCCGGAGTACAACGCCAAGGTGTCCGGTACTGGCAGGACTGGTCCGCATACCACGGGCCGAGCCATCGACTTCGCCGTAGACCGTGGAGACGCCTACCTCCTCGCCAGCCTCGCCTTCGCATCAGGCTTTACCGGGATCGGCTTCCAGCAGAAAGGGACCGGCCGGTTCCTGCACATTGACGACCTTCCTAACAAGCCGGGGCAGCCTCGGCCTACCGTATGGAGCTATTGACATGCGATTCGTAGACGACTGGAAGCAAGCCTACAAGTGGTTCTCCGTTCACATCGCCGGGATCATGGCACTGCTGAATGCCTTGCAGGCTACGGTGCCGCAGATTCAGGCATTTCTCACCCCCGGCCAGCTCGCAGTTACCAACGCAGTCCTCGGAGTGTTGGTTATCTGGGGGCGGTTGATCCAGCAGAACAATGCTTAGCTGGCTCACCGGAGGGATGGGCAAGCTCTGGGCTGGCCTGGGGGCGCTCCTAGCTGGTCTGCTGGCTGTCCTCGCCATCTTCAGGTCTGGGAAGTCCGCAGGGGCAAACGAGGTCATTGTGAAGTCGAAGGAGAAGGAGGTCGAGAATGTCAAAGCCGCCCGCAAGGTGGATCAGGAGGTTGCTTCTGCTCCCCCTGATGCTCGCCGTGCAAAGCTGCTCGACAAGTGGTCCCGTGACTAGCGACTACTGCTCCCTGTTCAGCCCGATCCGGGTATCGAGGCAGGACGTGCTGACCGATGGCACCGTAGAACAGATCCTGAAGGCCAACGAGACGTTCGATCGCGTCTGCAAGGGGTAGGGGCGCTGTGCCCTATTCTGTGCCCATCCCGACCCGTTGCGTGGCTCCTGTGCCCTCTGGGAGGCTTTGAGCGGCATCCTGGGCTCCCCTATGAGAAACGGGGTGTGAAGGCAGTGCTCTACCGCTGAGCTAACGACCCTTTGTGCCCTGTGGTGTAACCCGCGAGCCTCGTTTAGGCGCATTGTAGCGTAGGGAGACTGGCTTTACGGAGGCCGCTGCTTGGGCCAAATGCCCGACCGAAAGGTGGGCGTACCTGCGGACCATCGAGTGCGTCTTCCAGTGCCCCAGGGCCATCAGCTCGGACTCCCCGACCCCGGACATGGCTGCCCAGCTCGCCCAAGTGTGCCGGAGGGTATGCCAGCAAACCTCTAGCCTGCTGCTGCCAGGGACCCGTTTGTAGAGCCGAGCCTTCTTGAGGGCGTTGTACCAGGCCCGGTTTGAGGCTTTGTAGAGCGGGTAGTCTGGGTTCCCGAATACCCAGCGTTTGTGGATGCCCCTACGAGCCTCCAGAACGGCGCAGGCTGCGTCGTTTAGGGGTATCCCATGTGGGCGCCCGGCCTTCATCTGGTCGCCGTGTAGCCACGCCTGACGCCTTCTGAGGTCTATCTGGTCCCAGGTCAGGTTCAGGACGTTATTTTCTCTTAGCCCGGTTGCGAGGGTGAACTCTGCGGCGGCGGCGAGTAGTGGGCTTTCTTCCCCGAGGGCCGACCTTAGTCTTTGCCACTCCTCCAAAGTCAGCCATCTTGTCCTCCCTGGAGCCATCGTCCTCCGTGCCAAAGAAGGAGGCGTGACCCCAGATGCGTTGTGGATCGCCACTATCAAAGCCAAACTCCTGTTCCAACTGCCGGCGCGTGAGCCGCCTATAAGAGACTCCACGACCTGAGTAGTAAGCGGCAAGCGCGTCAACGGAGAGAGGCGGAATGCGCTCAATCTGTATCTGTCCGGCAGCCCTCTCGGCTTTACGGCGAGCCACTTGGCCACAGCCTCGCCCCACGTTACGGGCGGTCTTTCTCCTAGCCTTTCCTGCCGCCATATCTCACCCTTTCGCTTCTCGTGGTACTCCCATGCCGCTTTCTTGTCGGCAGTCCCAGAAGACTCTCTAACTGGGCCGCGTTCACTGGCGAGCTTGATCCACCAGATTCGACCCCTTCGGTATAGGGACATGGACTGTGGGCGTTAAGGTAGGCCCGAAGCCCCTCCAACGGGAATACCCACTGCTTCCCAGGCTTCGCGGCACCGGGAATCTTACCCGCCCTTGCCCGCTCCATCAAAGTAACGGGATGCAGGCCGACCAGCTTGGCGGCGTCAGGGAGTAGTAGGGTCTGCATCGTCAGTTTCGATGGGTGGGCTTACCTTGTCAGTACGATCTGCGAGTCCCCGTACAGCCCGACCTCTGGAGGCAGGACGATGCTGGTGTTGTAGTTACCCAGAGGGACGTAGATGCTCTTGCGCGCCTGTCTGGCTGCCTCGATGGCGTGCCTGAAGGCCATCGTGTCGTCTTGTACGCCGTCGCCCCATGCCCCGAAGTCGCGCACGTTGATGATGTCGCGCAACGCGGCCTGCATCGTTCTGGGGTCACTGTAAGCCCCAGTTCCGCTCCGCACGAAAGCGACCATCTCCGGGGCCGCTGACAGCACCTTCTTGACCGGCATGAGAACGCCTGCCGTGGTGATGACATAGGGAGCAACCGGGGCTGCTGCTATGGCCTTCAGGAAGGATCGTCTGTTCATCGTTAGCTCCGTCTCGTAGTGGGCGGATACAGGATCTCCAACAGCTTCTTCCCAAGCTCATGGCGAGCGCGTTCTTGGGCCATGTAGTGAACGATGTCGGACACGTTGCCAGAGACGCTGATAACGCCGCGCATGTGCCTGATGGCCTGTATCAGCCCCTCGGCATCGTCCGAGCGAATGTCCTTCTCCAGCACTACGGTCAGGCTATGGAATCTGTCGGTCATCGGTTAGTCCCCGTGGAAGAACGGTTCGCCTTGGCCTCTAGCGCCAGCCTACGCTTCTCGCGGTCTTCTGGTGGCAGGCAGTACCCGCAATAGAAGTAGCCCTTCAGGGCGTTGCGCTTGCACTGCCATCGCGCAGTGACATAGCGCAGGCCCTTTGGCTTGCGCTCGAACCAACCTTTGCAGCGTTCAGCCATCCCGAACCCCCCTCGTATATGGGGAGAGGCGCGCGATTACGGGATCAGCTACGCGCTTACCTACGCCAATCATGTGGCTTCGGGGCCGGCCTCTCATTGGTGGTTGCCGCTATCTGTGGGGTTCGCCAACTCCACCATTCGCTCTTTAATCGGAGGCCCGTAATCGCTGGCGTGGGGGTACTTGTCCAGAGCGTGCATGATGCGCCTGCATTCATCGAGCCGGATGGTCGCCTCACTTGCGGATCGAAGCGCGTTTAGCTCCTCCGTCGTGACGGCCCACATATCGTCACGGCCTACCTGCTTGCCGTCTATGGTGTCGGAATAGAGGATGGGGCGCGTTGCTAGTGGGTGGCGACAGGTGCTCACGGCTTCTCCTCGGTGGCTGCATTGGTGGGTAGGGCTAACTCTTGCTCGGCGGCTTCGCAGAAAAAACTGCACGACATCTCCTGCGGAGGCTCTTTGCGCCCAGCGTCTGGGTGTAGGTCTCGAAGCGAAATCCGGCCCTTGGTCTTGGGGTCGTAGAACAGGTAGGCCGATGGCCCAAGCTCCTGCTCAATCTCGGCCACTTGCTCAAACCGTTCTGGGAAGTCAACTCGTATCTTGTTCCAGTACCCTTTCCCGCCTTTGATGCACCCGATGCAGTTGGCGTTGCGATACCCAAGGCGATACATCATGGGGAGTTCGATGCCAGCGCGTTGAATCATCGCTAAGCAATCGGCCTTCGACAGCCCTGCTTCAATGAGAGGCACCTTTGCCTGCACATCAGGATGCCGTTCTACGAAATCTTCAAAGCGGTCTTTCTCCTCTGCCGTGTACCCGATCACGGTCACATCGCCTGGGCGGCGGAACGCATCTAACAGTTTCCCCTTGAGGGCTCTTGTGCAAGAGGCCCCGCGCAAGCCACGCATATATCTCTCGCGTCTCCAGACCTCATCCGTCGAGGCCCAATATTTGCGATCAGCGAGCTGCGTTATCGGGTAGTCCAGCCACTTCTCGCAATCGGCAAGGAACCTCCGATTGTCGGGGTGCTCTTCGGCCACGAAGGCGTTGATGATTGCGACCTCGTGAGTGTCGTGGTACTTAGTTAGGGCGAGCTTCGCTGCCACCGCAGAGGCCGCACCGCACGAGAAATGGCAGACTATACGGCTCACTTCTTCGTCTCCGCCTGCGGTTGGGGCGATGCGAGCAGGGCGCGCAGTTTCGGGAGCAATACTTGGTTGGGCACCCCGCCTTGGTAGGCGTGTCCTGCCGCCTCGGCGTACTTCTCTATCTTCTCGATGGCTTGCCGAATGGTGTCCTGCCACTCGGGCGCCGCAGCAGGGGAGTGGGGCGACTTCTCTAGCGCGTCCTGGCGGTAGGCGTTGGCGTTCTGCGCACACTCGTACATGCGCTTCCAGCGCGCCACGTCAGCCTCAAGGAATCGGGCGTGATCCGCGAGCACGATGACAAGGCCGCGCTGACTCTCACCACGGTACTCCCTGATGATCGCGTCCGCGGTGGTGGGCGCATTGGCAGACGGCGGCGACTTGTGCTGAAGATCGTAATCGTCCAGCACCGCGTAATAATCCTCTCCGGCGCGAATCCTTGATGCGATTGCCTCGAACATCTTGGCCGGACCGCCAAGTGGGTTGTCCTTGGCGTACTTCTCCGCTTTCTCCAACGGCGACGAAAGAGCAGCCAACAGGTCCGCCTCGGCCTTGTCGGATTCCTCCCATACGCGCTTCAACTTGGCGTCGCTCGGGTAGCCTGTGCAATCGGTCTGCACGGCTTCGTGGTGCTTGGCCTTGAAGCGCAGAAGTAGTTGCCGTGTGGCACGGGGTTCGTTCATGGCAGTCTCACTCTGATGTATCCGTATTCCTCGGCTTGATGCGAGTAGCCTTTGGCCCGCCGCCACGAGAGGGACGCGGTTTGCTCGGCTCGAATCTGCTTCAGCGAGTTCGCCAAAGGCGACGCCTTTCCGTAGTGCGGCGCGAAGCAAATCTGCGTCCCAGGATGGTAGAAGGCTGGCTTCCCCGCTATGGTGTGCAGGTAGTAGGTCTTCATGGGTTTCCTGTTGCGCGGGTGGGGCTTATTCACGGCCACCCCAAGCGCCTCTTTTCAGCTCGTCACAGGTTATCTTCAGGCTGCGGTTCCACGTTCCGGAGTAGAACTCCATGCGGAGCGGCTTGTCGCATCCTCCGTCAGCAGCCTGTAAAGCGGCCTTGAGCCTTGCCGTGTCGTCGCCGCACCCGACCAACAAGATCGCCAGCAGCAACAGTGTCCAGTTACTCGCATTGGATCGCTTCACAGCTTCCTCGCTGCGTCTCGCCACGCCGCGGCCTCGGTCTTGCGACCACCAGACAGCGGCTTGGGGTTGTAGGGATCGGTGTAGTCCATGATCCGAAAGCCGCGCATGGCCGACAACTCGGCTCCGGCCCACTTGTGCTTCGCCTTCACGCGCGCTTTCGGCGTCAGGCGACTTCTTGGGGTAGTGGGGAGCGTCACAGCGGTTTCACCACGATGGCGACCTCGCGGCCGAGGTGGAACGCCTTGCGGTTCTGCGCCGTGTCGTCGATGCGCAGGGTCTGGCGCTCGATGGGCTTCCAGTCCGCGCGGCCGACTTTGGCCTGGATGGCGACCGTGAGGCCGTCGCCGTTGCTCGCCACTTCGATGATGTGGCCGGTGATCTTCATGCGTCGTCTCCTCTAGTCATTGGGTTCGGACTTCTCGGTAGGCGCGGATGAACTCCGCGGCGACCGGCGCGACGATCGCGTTGCCGTAGGCGCGCAGGCGTCCCACTCGGGCGGGAGCCCCGCTGATGAGGGGGAAAGCATCATCGGCATGTCGCCGGAAGGTTTCACCCCACGCCGCCTGTGCATGGCGTGCCAGAATTGATGACAGAACACGCACAGCGTCTGGATGTTCTCCGGCCGGTTGTCCCGCCAGTCCTCGTTCTTGTGGTGCGCGTGTAGCCGGCGGGCCGTGCCGCACGCCTCGCAATTCGACTTCCGCAGCTTCCTGGCTTGGGCATGAAACGCTTTGCGCGAGAGCCCACCCTTGGTCCGCGAGTTGGCGCAGGAAAGCGAGCAGAATTGGCGCCTCATGAACGCCTGATAATCTTCGAGCACCCCAGACGAGAGGCGCTTCCGCTGAAAGCGTGCGCCGCAGATCGTGCATCGCTTCTCGGGCGTCGGCTTCGCATCGGAACGCATCTGTTACTTCCTTTTCGATTTCACTGATTGCTTGGGGGCGCAGTCGTCCCAGGCTTTCGGCAGACCCATCAACCATCTGCTGTGCGATGGGTTCAACTGGCCGCGCTTTTCCGTCGATGCAGGGGAGCCAATCGCAGTCGGACCAGAAAGTTGCGCTATTGTTGCAACCGTCGCTCCCCTGTTCTGACCGAGCCAACTGCTGCCAGTCCGTGCAATCTCGTCCAGATTGGTCTGCACGTTCTCGCTCGACCTTGGAGTCGGCCAGTGCGACTCCGTCAGCAGCACCTGTCTCCCGAGCAGCGAGTTCACCGGCACCGTCCCGGCTTCCAGTTGCTCCTGGCAGGCTCCGTCCTTGTGGTCGCGCGTCGTCGGCGTTGGCCAACTCGCGAGCATCGCGAAGTCGTCTAGGTTCGACCCGTGGCGCGTCTCGCCCATCGCCCGCGCCGCTTGCCCTCCCCCGTGGCTCCCATCCCTGCTTTGAGTGGTCGGCCACGAAGAACAGTCGCTGTCGGATGTGCGGCGCCCCGACGCCCGCAGCGCATAGATCGAGCGCCCCGACGGCGTAACCCGCAGCTTCCAGGACAGCGTAAACAATGTCGAGCCAAACGAGTCCGTCCTTGGACGCAACCTGCTCGCCAAAGACCACGCGAGGACGGCACTGGGCGATGAGTCCTCCGAAGGCGGGCCAAAGATGTCGCTCGTCTGACGTGCCGCCCCTCTTGCCCGCCGCGGAGAAGGGCTGGCAGGGGCAGGAGCCTGTCCAGACTGGCTCATCGTCGGGCCATCCTGCTTGCCGGAGGGCATAGCTCCAGACCCCGATGCCGGCGAAGAAGTGGCACTGGGTGTAGCCGACGAGCTCGGCGGGCTGAACAAGTCGAATGTCTCTTTCATCCACGTCTCCAGGGGCGATATGCCCAGCGGCAATCAGGTTGCGCAGCCACTGGGCCGCATAGGGGTCGATTTCATTGTAGTAACTGCCCCTCACCGCTTGAGGTACGAGAGGGCCGCTTGCAGCAGCTTCTCGCTGTCTTTGAAGTTGCCGATACCGTGGTTGCAGGTGTCACAGAGAAGGCCGCGCACGCATTTCCCGCAAGTCCGCTCCCCAGGGCAGCAAGAATGGTCGTGATCGACGGCCAGCCTCCTGCTTCCGCCCCTGTTCTGACCGCCGCATATGGCACAGCCACCACCTTGCGCTTCAAGCATTGTGCGGTACTTGCCAATGGGCAGACCAAACAGACGGATGCGACGGCTTTCGTTCTGGCTGTCCAAGTATCTGCGCCGATTCTTTGCCTGCCACTCGACGCACCGCACCGCCGCACATTGAACGCAGGTTCTGGTCGAACGATAGCGTGGGGCCGTGTGCCCACGTTTGCACGGCTTCCCGGTAAAATATGTTTCAGCGGTTTTCATTCTCGTTGTAGTACGCGGCCACACTCAGGCGCCTCTACCGAAGGTGGGGCTGAAGTTCATGCGGCCTGCTTCTCGTAGCCGAGCGTGCGCATACCGAACTCCTCGGCAGCTTGCAGGATCTTCCCGCTGCCAGCGAACGGGTCCAGGCACAGTCCGCCGTGGACGGCGTAGGGTCGCACCATCCACCGCGCGACCTGGGCCGGTAGCTCCGCGCGCCGCCCGTTGATGACGGGCTCGGCTGTGATGTGGTCAAGGTCTGCTTCCGTGGGCGCGGCCTCGGCCTTGCCCTTCCTGAAGGCGATCACGCTCACGCTAGCCCACGCCCAGCCTGTCGTCTGCACCTTCGTCCTGGCGGCAGGCTTGCACCACGTCCCGATTCGCACCGGCTCGAGCAACCCGCGGACAGCCTCCACCATGTACGCCTGGGAGCGGTAGGACGAGGCGCACATGACGAGCATCCACCGTCCGCGCTTGAGGCGCCTGGCGGCCTCCCTGAGCACCGTGGCGACCGTGGCGCTGACCGCATGCTCGGGGCCGCTCCCGCCGAACGCATAGGGCGGGTCGGTGGCGACCAGATCCGGCTCCTCGCCGAGCTGCTCGATCAGGTCGAGGGCGCACCCATCGGCTTTTAGCGGCATAGACCAGAGACCCGTCTCTGTGCGCAAGATTCCTGATCGCTCCACAGCGATAGCACCACGCCAAATATCCGCCGGTGAGAATCCACAACGACTGCCGGTGGTCATGTTTCTTCGCCGTCGTCACGAGACGAACCACTCCCACCGCATTCCGTGGCGCTCCAGCTTGCTCGTCAGAATCCGGTAGGCGTAGTAACGCAGCTTGGCGTCGTCGCACTCGGCCAGCAGGTCGAGCGTGTTGCAGATGTCGGCGGGGATGTCCATGCCTTTCTCCTATGTGCTCGCCGTCTCGCTACTTGGAACGCTTGGAGCGCACCTCGGCACTGGCAGACACCACGGAAACGCCTACCAGCTTGTACTCTGCCACCTCGATGTCCTTGTTGATTTCTGCGACCTCCGCCGCGCTCTCATGGGCGAGCAGGTAGGAGCTGCCATCGGAGTCGGCCTCCCGGCGCACGAAAACGAAGTTGGGGTATTTCTTGGGCATGTCTTTCTCCTATGTGTGGTTGCTCTAATGCCGTGGGGCTATTCGGTTTGAGAGCCAGCGGAAATGCTCACTGTGGTTGTATATTTCGGCGTCTTCCTAAACCACGTCTTGCTTCCGGCAACGTGCTTGCCGCGCATGATTGGGATTGCCCTGCGCTCAGCCATGCCGAAGTACACGAGCGATTCTGCGTAATCGAAGTGCTCGACAGGCCCGAAGTTGTCGCCCAAGCTGGAGAGCGTTTGTGCGTATCTTGCCTTGGTCGCATCGCATTGATCGGCAAGGAAATCAGCTAGTTTAGGAGCTTCTTTGTGCGGGTTCATTTGCGGATCATTCCTCCTTAGATGCGTTGGGTACATCGCGAATGTCGCACTTCATGTTTGGCTTCTGGCCGCTCACGTAGAGAGCAACTCGAGCGTCGGCCATCCACGCGATGATCGGGTTATTGTGGCCCGCGTCGTGCGCTGAGACCTTGTAGCCAGCCATCTCCATAATCCTGTAGGCGCGTCCCACAAGGCGCTCAAGTTGACGCGCTAAGTCGGAAGGGACTGCCATGTAATCGCATTCACCTTCTTCTCCGATATAGTTCACGCGATGTTCTTCCGTGTCCGTCCTCGGTGTATCGCTCATCTCGTTCCTATCGTTCGTTGCGGCTAGTAGCTACCGTATTCCTCGCCCTGACGCTCCCGCCACATGCCCTCGGCATGAGCGGCTCGCATGTTGTCCTCGCCATCAGCGAGCAATTCGCGAATGCGTTTCTGGGCTTCCAGAAGGCGGCGATTCAGGTATGCGACATCAGCTTTCTGCCATTCCCCTTTCGGGGTGCCGCGCCAGTAAAGCTCTCCGTTGATCCAGATTTCCTCGTGATACATGGTGTCTCCTTATGGCTCCAGACCAGTTGAGGGGCTAGGCTGCTTTCCGTGCTTCGGCCAGCGCCTCTTGCACGGTCGGCGGTAACGACTCGCCGCGCTTCAGCACCTTGGCGTTCAGGCCGTTCGCCTTCTTCGATTGGTTGATGCTCGGATACTCCTTCATCTCGACGGAGAGGGTCAGGCCAGCCAGTTCCTCATAGCCGGGCTTGTACTGTTCGACCTTAGCCACCGTCCTTCCTTTCCTTACGTTCATGTCGATCTCCTTGAAACAGCCCAGTCCCTAATACGGTGTAAGTGCAGGGTTTAAGCTATACCTCTTCCCGGCTCTCCAGCCCTGCAAAGCTCGCCAGTGTAGGCAGTCCGTATTGGCTCCCCGACCGCTCACTGCCAACGTATCGGATCGCAGCCCTCTGGGGTGTTTGGTGGAGAGGCCGGGCGCTACTCCGGCTATGGACGGTAGCCACGGAATCGAACCGGGACATCCGTGGTGTTGAGAATCTGCTCGTGCGGTTTCCGCCCTTGTCGGCACCGACCCCGTTTCCTGCCTCCGCTGTTGCCAGCGTTCGGGGCTTTGATTCTCGTCCACGCTCAACCGTGTGTGTCTGCTTTCCACACCGCTCTCTCGTTGAATTAGCTCCTTCGTCCAGTGGGTTCGTCTACAGCAGTTCCTGACTCCAAGGCTGCGGGTCTTTCAACCCTCGTACCTTGAAGGCTTCCTCGGCCTGCTGGCGGATCTCTTCGTTGGTATCGCCGGAGAAGTCGATGTAATCTTCCGATCCGTCGTTGTGCGTGAAATGGATGCGATATTTCATGATGTCCTCCGTCCCTAAGTGAATCGCCCTAGCCTTTGAACAAAGCCTCAAAGACACCCTTGCGCGACCACGAGTTCTTCAACGTCTCCGTCAACTGGGCAGTCATGGCCGCAGTAACAGCGTCCACGGTCTCCTGACCGAGCTTGCCACCAAGGGAGATCAGCCCATCTTTGCTCTCCACAAGCTGCTTTGCGACCTCGGGGATCACGTGTTCTTGCACCCACTCCACGACGAACTTGGAGACCTGGGCAGTAGCCGCTTGCTTCACGTCCCAAGCAATCGTTTGGCGAAGCTCGTCCTTCAGGCCGTCCAAAATCGACGGCAGATGGCGGTCGATTATTTCCTTGGTCTGTTCCACGTTCAGCATGTTTGCTCCTTGAGTTAGTCCACTTCCTCAAACTGCTCTTGTTGGTGTGCAGCGCGCCCCACGATGAAAGAGCGGGCTTCCACTAAAAGCCTGCTGCGCTGCACGTTGGTCATGCAATCTCCACAACACCGCGCTTGGTAGAGAGGATGCCTTTCTCAAAGAGTTTGATAAGGCTCCTGGCGTGTCCTTCCCAAAAGGCCAGCTCTACGTCTACGCGCGGGATGCTTGTCGGTTTTCTCCTGTCGTACACGTCGTGGCAGCAGGAGCAGGCATAGGCGCCGATGATGTCGATGCACTTCATGCCGAACCCTTTGCCTGCCGCTGAACCGTTGCCGTGCGCCCATACAGTCGTCTCCCGGTTGAAGTTGCAGATACCCGGAAGACGGATGGTGCAAATCTCGTCGCGCGCGGATTCGGTGATCTTGCTCACTGCGCCCACTCCAGTTTCGGCTGGTAGTCGTTCTTCGCTTTCCAGTAGGCTAGAAGCCCCTGGAACATCTGCCAGCCGCGTTGCAGGTGTTCTTCCTTCACCGGGGCCAGATGCACCAAGCCCGGAACCTTGGTGGACACGAACACGATGGCGCACTTGGCGTTCTCGGCAGACAACCCAACCCTGTAAGCGGCGAGCTGCATGGCGTGTTCGTCCCAGACCTTGAGGGTGCCTTCGTAATCCCAGTCCTTCGTCTTGAAGTCCAGAACGTAGCCTTGGCTGGACAAATCGACCTTGCCGCCAAACCCAAGGCCGTGAGCGAATGACTGCTCTGGCGTCCACTCCTGTTCGCCGGCCCAGTCCTTCACCGCTTCCACCACGTTTTCAACGAACATCCACAGGCCCTTATGAACGCTCTTGCCTTCGTAATACCCCTGAATGGCGGCGTGGATCTCCGTACCCCTCTCGGCGGCTTTACGGGCCTGCTCTTTGCTGTCCTGCATGATGCGGTTCATGTAGTCCTGTTCGGACTCGTTCTCTTGCTTTGGCAAGGTAAGAGCGGCCATCAGGACTTGGTTCTGCTTCCAGTGCTCCAGCCCTGGAGCCGCAGCGCACCGGATGATGCTGGTCACGCTCGGCAGCAGGTTCAGCTTTCTGGCATCCCTCAGGGTCGCCGGCCTGTCAGTCCCGTCCTTGGCTTTGACGGTGTAGGCCGGGAGACCTCTGGAGTCGTACCAGTGCATCCCCTCTGCGATGTGCGGGGTAACGCCGGTTCTGCGAGCGACAACGGAGGGAGTCATCAGAACGGCACCGTCGCTTCTTCAGCGGCTTCCTTGGCTGCGAACACCCATGCCTTGATCTCGTCCGGGCTTTTGATAAGCCCTGCCGTGATGGCGTGAGCAACTGTGTTGGAGGCAAACGGCATCCAGTTCACGCCGTTAGTACCAGTCGGCTGCTGCGTATCCGCCTGCGCTTCCGTGGGCTTCCACGCCTTGATCCAGAAGTTCGTCTTTCCGTTGTACTCGGACTCCTCGATGTCGGCCTCGATGGTCATGCCCGACTGGATGCCCGAGTCCTTCTTGGCGAAGTAGTCCTTGCCCCCCGCTTTCACGATGAGGCTCTTGCCCGTTTTCGTCGGCGCTGCGCTTTCGATGTGCAATTTCATCTTGTCTCCGTTCTTCGCGTTCGTAGTCGTTAACCCAAGCTTTCTGTTCAGCAGTCAGCATTCGGTTTCCAGCGAGCGCCGCTCATGCTCGCCAAGATCAGCAGGGAGTCCTCTGACACACCCTTTTCCTTGGCTTCCTCAAGGGCGTGAATGGTCATCTGCTCCATTTCCTCGTTTACCTGCTGCTGGTAGTCGAAGCGGTCCATGATTAGTCTCTCTCGGCAAGGACATTCGCCCTCGCCTCGATCCAGTCCTGCCTGCCTTGCACGTACTCCTCGACTCTCTTTCCCGCGAATAGCTTGAGGGCGGTCATGGCAGGCTCTACGTCCTTGCCCGAGTAGTAGCTAGTAATGACCCTCGCTACCATGTCGAGGAAGTCGTAGTAGCGTTCGGTCTGGCACACATCGTCCAGAATGTCCGCGAGGGCGCAGTCCTCGACCATCTTCCCGAACATGAGGTCTTCGGTGAGTTCTTCTCTCGCCCGGTTTAGAAGAGGCCGGACGTAGAGCTCGAAGTGCCTGTCCGCTTCGTCGTAGAAGGCGAGGGCTTTCATCTCACGAGCCTCCCCCACTTGACCACATCGCAGATAGCGGCCATGTCATCTTTGGTATGGGGGTCGATCCACGTAATCCTGAGCCTTTCGTTCATGCACGCTGTCTTGATCTGGGCGTACAGGTCGCGGTAGTGGTCGGCTTTCTGAGCGTCCTGCTCGAATTGACCGGCCCTCTTTTCTGCGGCTTCGGCCCGCATCTGCTCCATGATGATTTCGTCTTGGTAGGCCATCGTGTGGGCGGTGATGGTGAGCATGACGACTGCGACGACCGCGAGGACTCCGGCGAGTCTTTTAAGAGGCTCGTCTGCGCGAAAGAGCTTGAGGTCGTCGGTCATTCCAGTTCTCCAAGTTCTCGAAGGAGAACGCGGGCGCGGTTCACAATCGCGGCAGGCTCGCAAAGGGATTCGGCACCCTCTGCGGTATCACGCAGCGTCGCGACCAATCGCGCGCGCTCTTGCCACAGCTTTTCGATAACGCAAGCGCCCTCTCTCATTGCTTGCGGGTACTGTTCGCTGAACACATCTGGGTGCGCCTCGACAATGCTGTACATGTAGTCGGCAAGTTGAGGAGGAGACATTTGCTCCATGTGCGAGCCGAGACTAGGCGAGGCGGGCTTGGACGAAGGCACGGCGCTATCTACCTTGTTGGGTTTCATACCAGCGCCACCGTCGCCATTACCGCGAACCCAACAGCAGAAGCCGCAGCCAGTGCTTCAAAGATCCCGAACCCGTCGCGCATCTCCGCCTCTCCTATTGCGTGGTGCTGATGGGCGGACTATAGGCGCAACTAACGGGAGATGTCAATAGCGGCACCTAATATTTGTGAGAAATATTTACCTATCTCGAT